GTCCTACGGATCCGCCACGCTGGCGCGATTCACGCTGCGAGCGGCCGACCGGCTTGCCTCGCAGATGAGTCTCAGGTCCTCGCCGTCCACCTCGCTGCCGAACTCGGAGAGCGATGGCTCCGACGGGACGGACAACTCCCCGCCGTCGTCGCCCTGACGCTCGCGCAAGTGCTCAAGTCGCTCCCCCGTCGGTGAGCCCAGGGAATTGAACCAATGACCGATCGGCCACAGACTCTTCAGTCGGTCCCCCAGGTGCGGCTTCATCGCATCAAGGGGATCGACACGTACGAGGTGCTCGATATGGACCTGGACGCTCTCGACGCTGCCGTCTCCGAAGAATCTCGCGCCCTCGGCTTCCTCACCTTCAGCGCGGGCGCGCTGGTCTCGCTCGTGACGACGTGGCTCAGCTCGCCGCCCTCGAAGACCGTGGCCGTCGCGTTGCTCGTGTCGCTCACGGTGGTGAGTGCGCTCGCGAGCGCCTGGTTCGGACTCGCGTACCGCGAGGCTCGACGCAGGCGGCCCGCGGTCGTAGCGCGGATGCGAGACCGGGCGAAGGCGGGCTGACTCATGGCACGCGCAGTCTTCGAGCTGGTCGGTGACACGACCTCGGTCATCGCTGCCCTGAACACGCTGCCAGGCGCAGCGCGGACGGTGGCGCGTGCGATGCGGGGGGAGTTCAGCAAGGTGTGGTCGGGTGCCGCCGCGGACGCAAAGAAGGGATCGGCCGAAGTCCGCCGCGCGTACGCGAGCCTCGCCGTCGAAGAGCGCCGGTACACCCAGACCGTGCAGGCCGCCGCGAAGGTGCGAACGAACGCCGCTCGGACCGAGTCGTCGGCCGTCGCGGCATTTCGCAAGCGCGGGACCGACGAGGCGATTCGCGACGAGCAGCGCTTGACCTCGACCGTCGAGCGGCTCGCGCGTCGCAGGGTCGAGTCCGCGCGTCGAGGCACGCAGGCTACAGCTCGGCGCGAGCGGCAGAGTGGCGGAGGCGGAGGCGGCGACGCCGTCGGTCTGGCTGAGCGGGGACTCACGTTCTTCCAGGGCTACGGCGACGACCTACGAGCCGCAGCGCGCCAGCGCGCGGCGCTCAGTCATCGGGCTCAGGTACTCGCGTCCAGCGAGTTGAGGACCCCGGGAGCCCAGCGAGAAATCATGGCCGCCGTCCAGAGCACGAACGTGCGGACGGGGATCGACGCAGCGGACGTGCTGAGCGGGCTAGAGCGCGCCCAAGCCAGCTTCTCGGCGCTTGGGGACTCCGCCTCGCGCGCAACGTACCTAACCCAAGTGCTTCCCCAACTCGCCAACGCCGCGGTCGCAACGGGGACCAAGCTCGAAGACATGGTCGACGCGACCGGCGAGTACCAGCGCCAGATGAACATCTCGGCGGCCGAGCTTCCGCGAGCAGTCGCTGGCCAGATCGCCCAGGGACGGCTCGGCTCCATCTCGTTTAAAGATTCCGCGCGCCATGCGGGGGTCTTGCTGGGCGGCGGCTCTCGATTTCTCTCGACCAACGCAGAGAACCGGATGCGCTCCAGCTCCGTCGTCGGTGCCCTGTTTCAGACGGCGGGAAAGGGCGGCGGGGGCGGGGATGTGTCGGCGACGCGAGCGCGAGCCTTCCTCGACAACTTCAGCTCCGACCGAGGGCGCGGACGGCTCCGCGAGCTGATCGGACGCAACGCCTTCAACAGCACCGGCCAGCTTCGATCCCGCGAGGGCGAGACGCAATCCGACGCCCTCGCGCGACTCTTCGAGGACGCCTTCCGCGCGAGCGGCGGGAACGCCTCGCGATTCGGCGTCGCAGTCGGCGGAGTCAACACCCGGTCGCGCGCGCTCACCGACCAACTCTTCCGCGACATGCAGGCACACGGCGGGCGCGCCACCGACTTTCGGCAACTGGTAGACGCTGGGATCACCGGGAGTCCCGAGGACACGGCGCGTGCCTCGCGGGATGCGATGCAGACTCAGGCGAGTCGGGACGCCCAACGAGAAGCGCGGCTGTTCTGGTCGCAAGCGAATCAACAGAACGACTGGGCTTCAGAGAACCAGCGCACGATCGACGACATCAAGACGACCAGCCCGCTTATCGGGCGACTGCTCGACAACTCGGCAACTCGGGGGGGGATGGACCTACTCGGCGCGGGTCGGGCCTCGGTGCAGGGTATGGGAGTCCACGGCAGCAGCGCCGAGGTCCGAACGCGCCGGGACCTGTTTCGCCAGCAAGCGGAGACCGAGGTGCTCGGCCGACGAAACGCATGGCAGGAGTCCGCGAACCCGCTCGACTGGATCGGCGGCGCAATCGCAACCGCAGTGGGCGGCGAGCGGATGCAGGCGAACGCGGACCGCGAGATTCAGGGTCGCACGGAGGAGCTCGTCAGGAACGCTCAGCAGCACGGGATCAACGTAGACCGCCCCGTCTCGCTCGACACCGACACGATCAACGCTCTCCGCGAGGCGCTCACCGGAGCGGTACGCGAGGGCATGGGCACCATGACCGCTACCGTCGCGCCTCAAGACGCCGCGCACGCAGCGAGGACGGCGCTGCAAGGACAGCCCGGGAATCCGAGTCGTTAGAACGTAGGGCGATGCACGCAGCGGGTTGCGTCGGAGTGCTGAGGACGCAACGCCTCGCACTGCTCCCGGCGCGCGCGGCACTGGCGGTTCGCCCAGCCGTCGCCCAGGTCGGTGCAAAACGCGCCAGTCCTCCGCGTACACAACTCGGGCACCCGCGACGGCTGACCGGGATCAGAGGGGAACTCGCGCTCGATTTCGAGCAGCGTGGCGCGCGCGGCCTCGCAGCCGACGAGGGTAGTCTCGCAGGTGTAGCTCGAGGGCGACGTAGTCTCGGTCCATGTGCACCAAGCCCCCTCGCTGCTCGCGCCCGCCGGGCGAACGAAGCACCCCTCGTGCGGCGTTTGGCGGGGCGACGTAGGCGAGAGCCTTCGCGACGGGGCATCAGCGCTGGCGTCGGTCGTCTCGAAAGCGATCGAGACAGGGGGCGCAGAGGGGATGTTCGATTCTGTCTCTGGCCGTCGCGGCGGATCGCCGCTCCACACCGCCCAGGTCATGGCACCGACGCAGGCGAGCGCGCCGATCGCGAGCCCCGTCCCGAGCAGCTTCATCAGGTCCTTGGTCTCTGGACTCATTCGGCCCTCGGCATCCCGCCGACGCTACCCCCGCTCCTGCCCCGCCGTCTCACTTGACCCATGGCCGACGCATTCTCCGCGCTCGTAGAAGCCTCCTACGACGGGATCGGCTTCCCGGTCACGTCCGCGCCGGTCGAGGGCGGACACGATAGCGTCGAGCACCGAGCCTATCTGCGTCGCGGTTCGGTCATCGAGCCGACGGGGCTGAAGGCGTACCGCGGGACGCTCGTGATTCCGCTGGTCAACACCGACGGCCTCGTTCGCAGGTACGGAACGCTCTTCCCCGACCTGCTCGAGCGGCTTCGGCTGAAGTTCCAAGACCGGCCCATCGGCCGACTCGTTCACCCTCTGCTCGGCCCGCTCGAAGCGCACGTCGCGAGCTGGCCCGTCGAGCTCACGGCCGAGGACCGGGGCGGCGCGCGGATGACCCTCTCGTGGGTCGAGAACGTCGCCTCGGTGGCCGATGCGAACTTCGCGCCCGACCAGGGCGACTCGGTCGAGCAGGTCCAGCGTCGCGCGGACACCGCCGACGCAGCGGTTGCCGTGGTTGCGCCTGGGACGCCCTCCCTCCGCGAGAGCGTCGATGCCGCGACCGAGTTGGCCGCCACGGACGGATCGAGTCACGAGGAGGTGCGCGCGGCGTTCGCCGAGCTCGACGACGCGATCACCGCCACCCTCGCGCTCGACGAGCTGCGCGAGGCGACGGCTTCCTCGATCGCAGCACTGACCGCCGTCGAGCGCCTGCGAGACTCGTCCTTCACCCTCCGCGAGCAGTACCTGCGTCGCAGCGAGGCCCGGGAGTACATCGTCCCGGTCTCGGGGATGAGCGTCGCGGATCTCGCGCTCGAGGTGTACGGGTCGCTCGACGGGATCGCGAAGCTCGTCGCGGCGAACGCCCTGGTCTCGACGGAGATTCGCCCAGGCCGCCGGCTGGTGTTGCCCCGGTGAGCGCGCTCCAACACGAGGTGCTCCTGGTGATCGACGGGACGCCGATCGAGGTCTGGGACGGGTACGCGATCACGCTGGACATGCTCCGGCCCGGCAGTGCTTGGACCTTTTCGCTCTGGCGCACCGAGGGCGCGGCGCAGACCTGGACGCAGCTCCTGACCCTCGCGCGCGTCGGCGCTCCGGTTACCTTCGCCCTCGACGGCGTGGTGCAGCTCGACGGGTACCTCGAGCGCCGGGAGCCGCGCGCGGACGCAGGCGGCGCGATGCTCGTCCTCGGAGGGCGGGACATCTCGGGCTCGGTCATCGACGCCCACGCGGACCCGACTCTCTCGCTGCGGAACACCACACTGCGCGACGCCCTGGAGCGGCTCATCGATCCGCTCGGTTTCACCATCGAACTCGGGGCCGGGGTCGATCCGATGCGCGCCGCCCCGGGGCTCCGTCCGCCCCGCCGTTCCTCCCGCCGTCGCCAGCAGCGCCGAGGCGTGATCGATCGGTTTCGCGTCCGGGTCGGCGAGACCATCTGGCAGTGCATGGAGTCCCTCTGCCGCAAGGCCGGGTACCTGCTCTGGACCGCGCCGGGATCCACGCCGAACGATCTGGTCCTGCGCGTGGACTCGCCGCGCACGACCGGCCCCGAGCGGTTTCGGTTCCTGCGCGAGCTGCTGCCCGACGGCACTGTGTCGCAGCGCTCGAACATCCTCTCGGGATCCGACGCGATCGACGCCGCGGGGATCCCGACGGAGGTCACGGTGTTCGCGGACACCCCGCGCGGAGACCTTCAGCCCGCGCGCTTGGCACGGACGGTCCTCAACGACCAGTTCGTGATCGGCCTGTACGCGCGCGCGCTCCCTGATCGGCCGCGGTACTCGGTGTCCGCGCGTGCCCGCTCCGACGCCTCCGCGCGTCGCGAGGCCACGCGGATCCTGGGCGACGCCAACGCGAACCTCCGCCAGTACACGGCGACGGTCCAGGGCCACGGCCAAGTGGTCGATGGGGCCATGGTGCTCTACCAGCCCAACGAGCTCTGCCGCGTGCGCGACGACATCACCGGCACCGACCTCGCGGGCTTGCTGACGCGGGTGGAGTTCAAGGGCTCGCGCGACGGCGGCCAGACGACAGAGCTCCGCGCGGTCCCGCGCGGCGCGATCAAGGTGGACCCCGAGGACTCGACCTGATGTTTCAGTTCTTCAAGGTCACCCGCGTCCGGCTCGCCACCAACGTCCGCGCGCTGCTCGCGCAGGTGCGGGGGCTCGGGCAGGAAGGCGCAGACGAGGACGCCCAGGCGCTCGATGACATCGAGGTCGTGCAGCCTCTCGGGCTCTTCGTGCGACCGATCATCGCGGCCGGGCTCGAGTTGCTCGCGGCGGAGCTGGGCGAGGAGACCCTCGGGCTCGCGATCCTCAACAAGGCCCTGTCGGTGCTCGACGTCGAGGCGGGTGAGACGAGGCTGTACGGGGCGGCCGAACCGACGTCGCGCATCCGGCACCGCGCATCCGGACGCACCGACGTCGAGTCCAAAGCCGGGCAGGACGTGGTGTTGAACGGCGGATCGAAGGCCGTCGCGCGGGTCGATGACACGACGACGAACGGAACGCTGGTCATCGTCGCCGCAGGCGCGACGCCGACGTTCACGCTGACCGCGACGTACACGCCGCCGGGCGGAGCGCCTACCCCGGCGGGAGTCGTCACCATCACAGCCGCGGGGATGAGTGCGCTTGCCGGGACGATCACCGTCCCGATTGTCGGCATCGTCACGAGCGGCGCACCCAACGTGAAAGCCTAAAATGGCCGAGCCCTACTACGCGGTGACCCGCAAGCTGGACCCCGCGACGGGCCAATGGGTGCTCGACGCGGACGGCCGCACCTACGCGCGCGGACAGCCCGCGACCGAGCTGGTCGTCCGCGCTCTCCGCACGCCTCGCGGCTCCTGTCCACTGGACCCGACGTATGGCCTCGATGTGAGCCGACTCGATCGCGCGCGCCCCGACCTGGCCGTCACCGCGCAGTCAGCGATCACCGCGGCTCTAGCGTTCCTGACGAGCGCGGGGCGCATCACCGACCTCCGCGTGACGGCGAGCGCCGAGCGGGACCGCCTCGTCTACTCCGTGGACTTCTACGACCCGCGCGCTCGCACCCGAGCGACCGTGGGTCAGACCCTGACCCTGGGAGCCTGAATCCGTGGCCTTCACCGCACGCACCCGCGAGACGATCCGCACGGCGCTCCTCGCGGCGCTGACGACGCGCTACGCCGCAGCGGGCAAGACCCTCGCCGTCGAGTACGGCTCGGATGCGTACTGGATGGCCGACGTCCTCGCGGTCGAGCTCCTGCAGCTCGAGTCCGCGGCGGAGGCGCTCTCGCACGAGATCCTCCCCGACGAGTCCATCGAGCTGCTCGATCGACACGCCGCGGTCTACGCCATCATCCGACGAGTCCCGGTCTCCGCGGTCCTGGTCGTCGCGGTCACCGGCACGCCGAGCACCACGCCCGCGATCCCGGCGAACTCGAAGATGTCCTCGCCCTCCGGGGCGCTGTTCACCTGCCAAGACGCCTCGGTGGTGCTCGACGGCTCGGGCGACGGGACGATCACCGTCGTCGCCGACGAGGGCGGCTCTGCGAGCACGCTCGCCTTCGGCACCACGCTCACCTGGGTCTCGACCCCCGCGGGGCTGGACCCCACCGGCCTCGTGGCGAGCATCACGACCGCGGGCGAGGACGAGGAGACCGACGAGGAGTTGCGGACTCGGCTGCTCGATCGTCTCCGCCAGCGTCCCGCCTCGGGCAACGCCGAGGACTGGCGGGACTGGGTCGAGCAGTGCGACGGAATCGCCGAGGCGTACGTCTACCAGCGGCTCTTCCCGGGCGCAGTCTCGGGCGAGACGCTCGGGTGCGTCACGGTCGTCGCGGTCGGTCCCGCGCAGGGCGACGCGGTCCTCAACAGCCGCGTCGTGGGCTCGACCCGCTGCAACCAGATCGAGGACTTCATCAACGGCACGCGCGATGAGAGCGGTGCAGTGATCACCGACGGCATCCAGCTCCGGCCCGTGACGATGGCGACGGCGGACTTCGAGGTCACCAACCTCGTCCCGACCACGCAGAACATCACCTGCGCCATCAAGAATAGCGGCCGGTTTCCGTTTCCGTTCACGGGGACGATGACCGAGAACGGCTCGAGCGCCACGACGCTGGTGGTGACCGGTGACCACACCGCCAAGAATGGCAAGCGCGCGCTGGTGAAGGTCGGCACAGGCTTCATCCGCGGCGGCTACCAGGCGGTGGACCTCGTCGGCGGCACCTACAACGGAGGGACGAACAAGACGACCTGGACGATCACCACGCTCCTCGGGACGCCCGTCGCCGCGAGCCTGGTGTACCCGGCCCCGGCGAACTGGGACGCGATCCGCACCGCGATCTTCGCGCTGCTCGACTCGCTCGGCCCGAGGGACACGCCCGCGCTCCAGAGGTACCCAACCGAGGACGTGCGCGGGCGCGCGACGCTCTATCTCTCGGCCATCGCCGCGACGCTGCAAGCGGTCCCCGGCCTGGTCACCGTCTCGATCACCACACCGGGCACCGACCAGACGCCCGCGAACGCGAAGATGGTCATCGAGCTCGCTGAACTCCTCATCACGGAGATTCCGTGACGCGCGCGGTTCCCCAGGACGTCCCGAGCGAGGACTCCCGGCCCGGCCGGATCGCGCGTCGGCTGGCGCGAATGCTCGGCCCCGCGGTCCAGGCACCCGACGGTGGGGTCGGTGCGGCCGAGCTGCTCGCGCTCGGCGACACCGTCGATGCGGCGACGACGCAGACCGTCGAGGCGATTCGGGACGAGTCCTTCCCCGACACCGCGACGGAGATGCTCGATGAGTGGGAAGCTGCCCTCGGGCTGCCCTCGCAGACCAACCAGAGCGCGGCGACCCGTCGGGCATCGATCCTCGCCGCGACGCGCTCGACCTTCGGCGGATCCCCCGCGGACATCCTCGCGGCGATCCGCGCCATCGTCCCCGGCGCGACGCTGCAAGAAACGCCCGCGGTCCTGTTGCCCGATCCGCGCGAGGTCTTTCGCTACTGCGTCGGGCTCGGGGCTGCGTACGACGACGTCGAGACCCGAACGAAAGTCTCCGCGGTGTGCACTCGGATGCAGCCTGCGTACGCGCAACACCGCCTGGTCGCCACGGTGACCTTCAAGACGGACGACCCGCTTTCCCTCACAGACCGCGACGTACTCGGGAGCTGACATGGACAGACTGACGACCTTCACGACCAACAGCCAGGTCCCGAGCGCGACCCTGAACGCGATGCAGGACCGCGCGCGTGGCCAACGACTCGCGAGCGAGGCCGCGACCGGCGAGCTCTCGGGCATGGCCGCGGTCACAGGAGCGGGCGCAGGTTCCGAGACCCGGTTCTACGCCACGCCCGCGGGCGGGTGGGCCAACGCGAACCTCACACTGATCGACGACACGATCGACTGGCGCGATCGGTACCTGCACGTGCGGTGGGTCGATCTCACCGCGGCGAACGTGCGCGCAGGGCAGGCGAACGACTATCTCAACAACGGCACCCTCGCGTACGGACTCGCACAGGGCTACACGGGGACCGGTGGGTATGACGCCGGCGGAGCCGCACCCACCGCAGGCAACCCCCCGGTGAGCGCGGCGGGCAAGTGGTACGTGCAGATCGCCGCGACGCTCTTCCTCTACGTGGATCCCGCGAACTTCAAGCTCTACGTCTACAACAACACCGGGGCGGTCCTGCACGCGACGCTCTGGGTCGAAGCCACCCCCGATCTCGTGAAGAGGTAATCCCATGGCCAACCCCGACTCTCTCAGCAGCGCCGTCACCGCCAAGCGGTTCACCTCGTTTGTTGCGGACATCGATCTTCTCGTCGAAGCGCCGACCGCGGGCACCGCGAAAAAGTGCCCCGCCCGACGGCTCCGCATCGAGGCGGTGGGCGCGTCGCCTGCCATCGCGGTGCAGTTCGCCGACGGCTCGACCTGCGTCTTCTCGGGCCTCGTCGCGAACGAGCTGTTCGACGTGCAGATCAGCAAGATCCTCGCGACGGGGACGACGGGGGTCACGAGCGTCACGGTGTTCTGGTGATCGGCGTCGGGATCGGGATTCCCGGGACTGCGCGCAGGGTCGCCGCCCCGGCGTGGACCCCGGCGGCGCTCGTGCCGCACGCGTGGTATCGATCCGACCTCGGGATCACGCTCAACGGCTCCAACGTCGCGGCGTGGGCGGACCAGAGCGGCAACGGTCGCCATGCGATACAGACGACGGCAGGCAACCAACCCCCGTACAGCGCAAGCGGCGGAGTGAACAACCTCCCGTACGTCACCAGCGTGACCTCTAGTTCGCGCGGGCTCTACGCTGGCGTTGCGGCAGATTGGGAGGCACTGCACAACGGGGTCGGGATGACCGTGGCGTTCGTTGGCAAAAACAACAGCGGACCCTTCGGGAACTATCAGCTAGCAACGCAGCATTCGTCCGGCGTTAACCGCGGGTTCGCGTTCTCACAGGTGAGCGGTAGCGCCGCTCATGCCCTGGTCGGCAACGGGACCGCGGCAGTCGCGTTGGCGGCAGCGCCAACCGCGAACAACGTGACACACAAATATGTCGTGACCTACCGCTCCGGCGTCAACCCAGACCTCGTGCTGCGGCTGGACGGCGCGGTAGGCGCGACCGCGAGCGAGACTGCGACACCAAGCGCGAGCGACCCACCGCACCCGCTCGGCATCGGTTTTTCGGGCGCGGGAGGGTTCGCTGCCAACGCGAGAGTGTACGAAATCGTGATCCTCGCGCGCGTCGCAACGGCTAGCGAAATTACAGCACTAGAGGCGTATTTCCTTGCGAGGTACGGAGTATGAGTCGGTGCATCCGTACCACGCTCGACACGGCGCGAGCCATCCGCACCGTACTCGACACCGCGCTCGGCTACCCGTGCGAGTCCACTCCGAGCGACAGGGTCGGCGGCGGGATCCACTGCCACTGCGGAGACACGCTCCGGTCCGTGCGTTTCCGCGCGATCATGGGCAGCGCAGACGTGCTCGTGCTCGTGCCGCTGGAGTGGCTCGCGCTGCTCACTGCGGAGCAACAAGCCCTCTCTGAATACGACGAGTCGGTCATACCGCGTGGCGACACCGACGTTACGGTGGAGTGAGCGATGCACGAAATCCAGACGTGGCTGCCCGCCATCGCGATCCCCGCTGCGACTTCCCAGGCGGCGGTGCCGAGTAGCCCCCTGTCGATCACCGCTCGGTCCAGCCGACCGCGCGAGCGGTCGTGAGGAGCCCATGGAGCGCGACCACTGTGCCGCATCCAACAGCGATCGGCATCGCGACGCCGCCGAGGACGACGGCCCAAAGACCACCGAAGATTTCGAACACCCCGAGTTCGAGCAGCCCTCCATCGATGCGCTTCTTCATGACTTCACCTTCACGGGATCTTGGGTTGTCTGCCCCGGAATGTCGAATGGCACGGCGGGAGCGGGCAGCGCGCGGGTCATTGGGCGGGACCGCGCGGCGGCAATGGTTTCGGTGAGCGAGCGCTCAATGGTCTCGCGCTGGGCCGCCCGGCCCCACTCCTGCGTTCCCTTGATGCAGACCACGAACAGCATCAACGCGGCGGTGATCGCGCCCTTGCCGTAGGCCCCGATGATGGCGCTGACGGCGACTGCCGCGATGGCGGTGAGCTGGCCGAGCCAGGCCCGGCGGCGCGCGTCGTAGGTCACGATCGCCACCCGCGACAGCTCGAGGTCGCGCGCGACTTCATCGAGCCCTGCGTCCAGCGCCCCGTAGTGGATGGCCGCCCGGATCTCGACCAGCAGCGTGTGCGCGGACTGGATCTGGTCGTTCGACCAGAGCGCCCGAGGGTCCAGCGACTCCAGCGCGAGCCTCACTTCCTCTCGCGTCCGGTACGGCCCAGCCATTCCGCCGGACGGTATCACGCCCGTATCTCCCCCCGTGCCGCTGCCTCCTCGCCCTGGGCGATAGGCGCGCAACGCTCACCCCAAGGAGTCCCCTCCATGCCCGAAGTCGAAGTCACCACGCCGCCCACGACCGTCCCCCCTGCCCCCGAGTCCTCGCCTATCGTGCGCGGGATCTCGCAGGTCCGCGAAGGACTGACGGACCTCGCGGTCGTCGCCGCGCTGCTGTACCTCGGAGTCCTCCGGCTCGCGCCGGGGAACTACGTCGTACTCGCGCTGCTCGCGGTCGCGCTGCCCTCGACGATCCTCCGACAGATCGCCAAGATCTTCGCGACGCGCGTCGGGGGTGGTCGAGCCGCGACGGCGCTGCTTGCAGCCTCCGTCGGCTACGGCAAGATCAAGCTCGGCGGGGTCGCGGTCGGCACCGCCGCGGTGCTCGCTGCGTGCATCTCGGGCTGCGCCGGCGGGAGCCCCCACGTCACCGCGGTCGCCCCTCGGATCGTCCAGCGAACCGAGTACGGGACCTGCCTCGAGGTGGGCGGCAAGGTCCGGATGCCCGGGCACGGGGTGCTCACCCAGCTCAGCTCGACGTGCTGGGAGCGGGAGATGGACGCGAGCGTCGAGGAGGAAGCGGACGCGGGACCATCGGAGTTCGAAGGGCCCATCGAGCCGAAGGACGGGGGTGGGCTGTGAAGCGCGATCCCTGGTTCGACCTCGGCGAGTCCGTCCTGTACGTCCCCCCGCCGATCGGCGACAGCGAGAGCGACCCGCGCGCGGCGACCATCGTCAACGTCGAGCAACACGGTGACGCGCCGCGGTCGTACGACGTGATCGTCCACCGCGGGTCACGGGCCGCGACCGACAGCGAGCCCGACGCGATCTACCGCGTCAACGACGTGCCGGTGTACCTCGTGGTCAAGGGCTACGTCCCGTGGGGCGTGCGCAAGGTCGGCAAGCGGGTGAACTCGTGATCCCCGGCAAGCCTTGGGACGTGCCGATCGCGAAGGGCACCTGGCTCCAGCTCTACCTCGGCTCGATGCGAGGTGAGGCCGAGACGCGCACCATGATCCTGTGGGCCAAGCGGCTCGGGCTCCCGGGCGTGGTCTTCCACGGTGGACGCGAGGGGCTCCGACGCGGTGCGGCGATGGCACGCGCCGAGGGTGTGGCGTTCGCGTTCTCGTTCGGGCTCGACGGTGGGGGCAAGGCGAAGGACAAGGGCCGGAAGATCGGCGAGCTGCTCGCGGGTACACCCGGCCTCGCGTTCGGGCTGCTCGACGCCGAGGGCCAGTGGGACGTGGACACCGGCCCCGAGGACGAGACCGACGAGAAGGGCGCGCTCGAGCTGGGCGAGGAGCTGCGGAAGCTCGCCCCCTCGATCATCCTCGGGGACCAGCCCTGGTTCGCGATCGAGAGCCACGGGGACGAGAGAAAGACCGCCAAGCCCCTGGGCGAGGGCGGGACCTTCGCGGGCTTCCCGAGCGACGAGTTCGCGAGCTTCGTGGACTGCCGTATCCGCCAGCTCTACTTCCGCAACCTCAAGGGCCGGGACGCCTACGGGCGCTGTCGGCGGTGGAGCGATCGGGACTGGGCGAAGCACGACGCCTCGCTCGCGCGCCTCGATCTGGAGCGCCCGCACTCCTGGACCCTCCAGGGGTATGGGCACGCGCAGCGGCCACAGGACCTCGTGGATGCGCTGCTCACGGTGCGCGACCGGGCGAACGTGCTGTGGTTCGACGCGGAGTTCCGCGGCGAGCCCTGGGCGGTGACCGCGTCGTGTCTGTCGGCGGTAGGCCGGATGATCGCCGGGGGTCACGCTCCCGAGGGACGCGAGCCGACCGAGTGCGTCAAGAGCTGGCAGCGCGAGCTCGGGCTCGTGGGACCGCAAGTCGATGGGGTGTGCGGGTGGGGGACCTTGGGTGCCGCGGGGTTCGAGCGACCATGACCGCGCTAGACCTCCGGTGCCGCGTGCCTGCGCGGCTCGCGAGCGTGAGCGCGATCTTCGGCGACGCGCCCGAGCCCGGCGACGTCGTGCCCGTGATCCACCGCGATGACCCGGCACGCGTCACCGGCTACATCCACTCCTGCGCAGGGTGCGGGAGGCCCGTGTCGCTGGACTTCGCGGGTGCTCGCGGAGGGCATCCGCAGTGGAGCGTGATCGAGGGCGATCTCGCGAGGCCCGAGAGCGTCACGCTCGCGCCGTCGATCCTGCACGACACTGCGAAGGGCGGCTGTGGGTGGCACGGGTATCTCCGCAGCGGGGTCTTCGAGCCGTGCTGACCGCGGCCCTCCGACTCGCGTGGTGCCTGGTCCTCGCGATCGTTGAGCACGAGGGGACGAGGCTGCTCGCGTGGTGGCGACGGTACAGTGACGGCCCGTAAGCACTGGTCGCCGATCCCCGACGAGCCGCCGCCGCTGTTCAAGCCCGCGAGCTGACGACTGCAACGGAAGCCCCGGCCCGAGAGGGTGCGGGGCTTGTGGTCATTTCACGCCGCGCGCTTCTTCGCCGAGACCTTCGCTCGCTTCGCCTTCTTCTCTTCGCGCGCGTCCTCCTCGAGGAGCTCGGCCGCGGTTTGCACGATGGGCACCGCGCGCTCGCACATCGCCCACTCCTGGTCGCTGAGAGGCTCGTCGTCGCGCCTCGAGATGATTATCGAGACCACGTACTTCTTCGGGTCGATCCCCGGCAGGTGCACGGCACCGCCGTAGTTGCTTCGCTTCTTCATGCTGGTTCTCCAATGCTCACGCCCCACCGCGGGGCGGTCAATCACTCGATGATGGTGGATGTCGCAGCCTCGACTCGGAGCCGGAGGGCATCGACCGAACGGAGGCTCACGCCGAGAGCGAGCAGCTTCTCGATGAAGCCTTCGAGCCCGCAGCCGCCCTTCACGTTGTTGCAGGACTCGCAGGCGGTTACGAGGTTGGACGTTGCGTTGACGACGTCACGCTCGGTCCCTGCGGAGAAGTGCGAGGCAGGACGGACATGGTCGATCTCGATCTCCGCGCCCTCGGTCGCCCGCGCGCCGCAGTACACGCAGCGCAGACCGTCGCGGCCGAAGACCGCGTGGGCGAGGAGCCCTCGCGCGCGGTAGTCCCCGGTCTCGGCTGTGCGGGGGATCGAGAAGAATCGGCCGGTGCGCTTCGTCATGAGTAGAATCTAATCCTTCCCCCATAACTAGTCAATGACTTGCTACTAGCTTCCGCTCTTTTTCTTCCACCGGTCTACAGCGTCCGCGAGCGCGCGGATGACCATGTCCTTCTTGGTAACGCTCGCGTTGCGAATGGGGTCCTGCGCCCGCTCCCAGTCCGTCCAGGCATCCAGATCGTCCATGAGTACCTCGGGGATGTTCACCGCCAGTTGGCGGCTTCCTGGGGGCTTGGGCGGGCTCTTCGCGCCGGTCTTCTTGGTGGCCATGAGGCAAGCACCATAGCCACGAACTAGAAGAACTACAAGCAAAGCTAGCGACAGACTATGTCCATCGCAGCTAGTCCGCGGGTTGACGGAAGCTAGCGCGCGGTCCCATCTTCGACGTCGAGGTACCCGCGATGACCGACCCCGTCCCGTTGCCCATCGAGAAGCCCTGCGCCGTCTGCCGCGCACTCGTCGATCGTCGCCGTGTCCACCGCTGCGAGCTCGAGGGAGTCCCCGTCGCGCACCCGGTCGTGAGCCGCGGGCGACGGGAATGCAGGCCGAGCAGCAGCCGCGCCGCCGCGCTGAGCAGGGACAGCCTCTGCAGCTCCGCGCGGATCTCGGAGGGCGTCAGCTCCCCGGCGCACGCGCGGCGGTCCAGGTCGAGGAAGCGCCGTGCGAGCTCGGAGAACATGAGGTCGGGGGTCACGCTCGCCTCCGGATCGCCGAGTCACGGCACACCGGCGTCACAGTGGCCCGCTTACGCGCGCGTCTCTTGGGCCTTTTTCCACGCAATCCGAGGATCAGGCCACGGACTCTTAATCCGTTGGCTGATGGTTCAAGTCCATCATCACCCACCACTTCCCTGGATTTTCGCTGGTCCACCGAGTCCAACCAGTCCAGGGAGTCCGACGAATCCGAAGGAGTTTGGCACACCGGCGACACAGCCCCGGAGCCGAGCTCCGCGCGGAGCCGATCCGCGAGGGCGTGTGGATCCAGCCGCGCGTAAACGCTCTGCGTGACGTGCGTCGAGGAGTGCCCCAGCACCGGGGCGAGCGAGTCGAACGACACACCCCCGCGCCGGAGGAGCTGGGCGCACGTCCGGCGTAGGTCGTGCCAGGTCGCGTGGGCAATCCCTGCCCGGACGCTCGCGACCTCGAGCGAGCGGAGGGCCGAGCGCTGCAGCCAGGGAGCGAAGAGCGTCCCCTCGCGACCCCGGGCGTTCGAGCGAGCGAAGGCGAGCAGGTCTCGCTGCCAGGGCGTGACGATCGGGACGACTCGGTCTCGCTTGGCGTTCTTGGTGCCGCGCACGCGCACGAGCTCGGGGCCCAGGTCCTCGCGCTGGGCTCGATCGAGCGCGGACCACTCGGCTCCGGTCGCGACCGCGAAGGCCACGCGCGCCGCATGGTCGGCGTAGTCCTGGTGGTACGCGGCGATCAGGGCCACGACCTCGTGCAGCGGGAGCCATCGGTCGCGCGGGGTGTACTCCGCGGACGTCGGCGGGATCAGCGCGAGCAAGTCACCGCGAAACAGACCGCACCGCTTCGACAGACGGAGCGCGGTCGAGAGGGTGCGGACCTCCTTGTGAATCGTGTGCTCCGACGGGGCCGGGACCGCCACGCGTCGCATCCGCAGGTACCCGTCGAGGTGATCGACGCGGAGCGAGGCGATCGGGGTGGACCCGCCCAGGAGCGCGACCAGGTGCCCGCTCTTCTGGGTGTAGAACCTCTTGGTCGCCGCGTTGGTCGTTCGAGCGATCAGCCGGAGGAGCGATCGTTCAACGGTTTCGTCACGTATCGCCGCGGAATCGGGATCCCGGGCGTCCCGCTCGCGACGCGCGCCTTCGGCCTCTGCGGCCTTGCGATCGGTGCACCGCGTGGACTCGCGCCGTCGTTGGCCGTCGAGCCCGAGGTAATCGACCCACCACGTCCGTCCGCGCTTGTAGAGCTGCATCGTCGTCTCTCCTCCAGGTCCGCCAGATAGCGGAGCCACACACTCAGCCGTACGCGCAAGAGCCCTCGGATCCCCGACGCCGATCCCTCCGCCTCGTGGAGCATCGCGTACGCGGTCGAGCGGCTGCATTTCCGCTGGGCGCACACGTCCTCGACGGTCACGTAGGGCTCGAGCTCGGGACGAAGGAGGATGACCTCACCCACCGCGCACCTCCGTTGCGGCGCGATAGCGGCGCACGTCCCTCGCGTCCAGGTAGCAGTCGAGGATCCCCGCAATCCCCGAGCACGTCCCTCTCCGGCTCGCGCGCGTCGGAGTCGCGGCCCACGCGCGCATCTCTGCAAGGACGCTCTCGGGCGTGCTGATCGGATTGCCGACCACGCCTCCGCCGACGTGGATCAGGCGGAAGGCCATGAGCGGGGTGACCGTAGGCTCCGGGTCCTGTCGGGCGCAGACGCTATCCACGGCGCACCTCCTCGGCCCACGCTTCGACCGCGCCAGCGCGATCGATCGCATCGAGTTGCCGCGCGCCGATCGCGCAGCGGATCCTCTCGGCTCCCGACAGGTCGCGGTCGAGCGGTGGGAGTCGGGTCGCAGCGAGGGTGCGCAGGCGCTCGTAGAGCCTGCGTCCGATCCGCTCGCGTCGTCGGCCTACCCCGTCGTAGATCGTCGCGGTCGAGCACCCCGCGAGCGCCGCAAGGCCGCGGACGCCGTGGACGGCAACGAGGTCTCGGAGGATCGCCAGTCCCGCTGCGCGCTCCTCGGCTGTCAGTGGCCGACCCGTGCGGATTCGATGCCCCGGAGCGCGGGCTGCTGCGCCGAGATCAAGCCTCGCCTCCTCGCGGTCGAGGTGCTCGCGCAGGGCTGGGGCGACGGTGCGAATACGCCTCAGCGCTCTGGTTTCGAGCTGGCGCACCCGCTCGCGGGTGACGTTCATCCGCTCGCCGACCAGCTCGAGCGTCTCTCCGCTCAGCCCCGCAACCGCGTAGGCACAGGTCACGGGCATCTCCCACACCTCGAGGTCCGGGAAGTTCAGCTTGATCGCGCCGGTGCGCGGGCTCACGTCCAGGTACAGGTGCGCCTCGCACGACACGAACGGGCACGGCTGCCCGGGTCTCCCGAGCTCGGTGCGGCGACACTCGCTCAGCCTCTCGGGTCGCCGTCGGTCCGCCTCGGGGATCTGCGCGAGCAGCGCGTCCGCCTCCACCCTCCCTCGCTCCAGGTCGCGCTTGGACAGGCGCTTGATCGAGATGGTTCGGGCTCGCACTCGATCGGACCGCCGGGAGGGCAGGAGGTCTTCGAGGGGGACGTCGGGGGCCGCGCTCACGCCGCCCTCCGCGCGCTGATGGACTCCGTCTCGGCGACGAGCTGCTTGGCGGCATCGAGCGACGGGACCGCGCGCGGGTACCGGTGCGCCAGGTGCGTGACGAGGGCCTCGCGGTACGCCACGCGCGCCGACCCCTCGAGCTCGTCGCGGTGCGCGAGGTAGTGCGAGACCGCGTGCGAGGGCCCGTTGCAGCCGTGGAGGCGAGCGACGGCGACGGAGAGGGGCGAGCCCGCTGGTTCGCCTGCGATGGCTTCGCGCTCGGGGTCCTCGTCGGCAGGAGTACCCGAGCTGGGAGCGGGCTCGCCTCCCCCGTCGTCACCGGGGCCGGGGGGGCTGAGCTCGGTCCAACGGGTGCTCAGGGCGCGCTCGACCATGCCGCGCAGCGACGCGGATCGGATCGACCTGACGCCGAAGTCGAGCTTCTTCAGGTCGCCGAGCGAGGCGCAGAGCGCGATCCTGCGAAGCCACAGAGTCTCGATGAGCGCGCCGATCGTCTCCTTCGACAGAGACGCCTTCACCGCCTCGAGCTCGGCGACGGTGGCGGCGGCGCGGATCCTCGAGCGGTCGTGTTCGAGAGTGCCCGCAGCCGGCGCGGCGGGTGCTATCGCGGCGCGCTTCTTCGCGGCCACCCTGGCCTCGTGGGCCTGCGCGAGGGACTTGAACGCGGTCTTCTGCTGGTCCGCGAGCGAGAGTTCGATCATCTCCCAGGCCCGGTCTCGCAGCGCCTCGGGGAGCTCGTCGTAGTGGTCCGACCACACCGCGGCGGCCTGCGCTGCGAGGAGGGGCCCGCCGAACTGCGCGAGGGAGTCGCGGACGCGCTGGATCGCGGGCGGGATCGGTGCCGCCTCGGGTTCCTCGACAATCGCCGCAGCGCTGGCAGGAGCGGGTGCCTTCGAAGGGGACACGTCCACGCTCACGGGCTCCGGCGGGAGTCCGAGGGCTCGCCCTCGGTCGGGGACTCCGTCCCCGATCCCCGGCAGGTCCCGCGGGTCATCGAACTCCTCGGGCGCGTACAGCCCGAAGCACAGGTCGGGGTACACCTCGCGCGCCAGGTCCGCGGCGCACCCGTGGCGCAGCATCTGGCGCGGGTACTTCGTGTACATCTCGCCCGAGATCCCCGCGCGCTTCGCGTCCGCCATCGTCCAGGTGAGCCGACGCGGGGCCTGGTCACCCCGACGCTTCGTCTCGATCGTGCAACTCTCGGGGGAGCTCTCCGCGACGAACCAGCTCTCGCAGAGCTCGCTGCGCCGCACGAGCGCGACGAGCAGGTCCGCCGAGATGTTCGGCTTGCCCTTCACCACCTGGATCCCGCGCAGCGCCTGGCTCGCGGACAGCCCGAGTTCGCGGCCCGTCATGATGATGACCAGCGCCTGCTCGGGCTTCTGGACGCCGTACATCCCCGACGCCGCCGCGACCCTCGCAAGCTGCCATGCGCCCTCGCCGTCCTTCGGCTCGAGCCCGTACCTGTCGATCTCCGTTGTCATCGCGTTCCTCCAAACCACACAATCGCCTCGTGCGAGAGCAGCCGCGCCAGTGCGGGTGCTCGCTCCATTGCGTCGCGCGCCACCCGGCGCACCGTGATCTCGCTCGCTCCCGTGGCCCTGGCTGTCGCCGCCACGTCCCCGCGCAGCTCGCGCAGGGTCTCCGCGATCCGTGCGTCAGAGCGCCTCATCGCCGCCCCCGTGCTCGATGATGAGTCCGCGGAGCAATGCGGTCGCGCTCAACGCGGACTGCTTCGACGCTCGCCGCACGTCCCTCGGCTCGCTCGCGTCCAGGCTCCTGCGAGCAAGCCGAACCGCGAGGCTCGCAAGGTCCGCGAACAACTCTCGTTGCCACGTCGCGCGCTGAGTCGCCGGAGCCCAACCGTGAACGCGGATCTGGACGCACGTCACCGAGAGGGCTGGGGACTCCAGCTCCGCTGCGAGTCGCTCCAGTCGAGCAAGCAGTTCGTCCGCGGGCGCTGGCAACGCGGGAGTGACGGGTGGGGCACGACGGGCCGCGAGCGCCGGGAGCACCTCGGACACCAGCCACCGACGCATCCGCACCCCCGCGGGCTTGCGCGTCTTGATGAGCGCGAGGTTCAGCCCGTCGCGGGTGAGGAGGAGGAGGCTGTTCACCCGATCGCCCACGACCCACGTAACTCGTGGGTCGTCGCCCAACGACACCCTGAGCGCCCGGAGATCCGGCCCCGTGAGCTTCACGAAGTCCACCCCCTCGATGAACTCGCCCTTCCACTCCTTCGAGATGAGGTCCGTGATCCGCCCTGGCTCCGTGTACCCGAGCGCGCGGCTCACCTCCGCGGCAACGAAGTACGTCGCCCCTTCGCGAGTCACTACCGAGAGCGTGTTGCCCTCGAACGCCAGTGGCGCAAGCTCGGCGCTCACAGCATCCCTCCCGCGGCCAGCTCGGCGCTGTGCTCGTCGTACCCGAACTCGTGGGGCAACGGCTCGGGGCGCTCCCCGTGCTCGCAGAACTCCGCCCACTCCGCCAGACAGCCCGCGCACGCAACGTGGCCGCTCTCGTCGAACACGTCGCAGTCCGCCCCGTCGCGCTCGCACTCACACAGGAAACACACCATGGCCGTACCTCGCTTTCGAGAGGTACAGTAACGGATTCGTTACCTATGTCAACTCCGTTACGGGTACAGAGTCGTTCCTGCTCTACTCCCTGCGATTCCCTGGCGAAACGCGCCCGTCCGCTTTCGCTCTCGCGTACTCGTCGGGCGCTGCTTCGTTGAGTGCACGGATGATCCCCGGCCGCTTGGTGCCCAGCGCCTCGGCCGTGGCGGTAAGGTTCCAGTTGTTCGCCTTGAGCGTCTCCAGCAGGAGCTTCCGCACGGCCGCAATCCGCCCCTTCTCCCCGGCCTCGGTGAGCACGGACATGGGTCGTCCCTCGGACTTCTTGGGCTTCCTCGGCTTCTTTGTGGCGGTCATCTCGGACGAGAGCATAGCGGTTCTCCTGGGGATCGTGGAGCTGTTGAGCGGGCTGCATTACGGCATCTCCGCGTTGACGAGCACCGAAAACACGATGGCGGCTGCGGAGAAGAACCCAGCGATCCCGATCCGCGTGGACCACGGGTAGCTGATCATCGCGAGCAGCACGGCGGCTGCGACCGCGATCCACGACGCCCACTGAAAACGCTCGCGGATGGTGGTCACAGCGCCACTCCGGCCAGCTCGCGGCGAGCTCGGACGATCCATCCCGCGCGACGCCAGGGCTCGAGTAGTCCACGGTCGCCCGCGTGCGCGGCGGCGACGAGGTAGGGGTCGCGGGCGAAGACCCGCCCGTATCGGTGGAGCCCGATCGCCGAGCTGACAATGGACTGCGCGACACGGACGCGAGACACGCGACCACGACCGCGGCACTCGGCGCACGACTCGAAGTCGTCCGGGGCGAACTGGAACCCTCGCCCGGTACCCTCGCAGCGGTTGCATGGGTAGGACTCGGGCGCGCTCACAGCCCACCCCCGTCCCGCCACGCGGCGAACGCCGCGTCGTTCAACTCGCCCGCGCGATCGAGAATCGCGCACTCCTGCTCGGGGGTCAGCGGCCCCTCGACGCCGGTCCAATCGCTGGACTCCCAGCGACGGTAGGGGATGCCTGCGTCGGGCTCAGGCGGGAGGACCTCGCCGGTGACGCGGAGAGCGGGGAGACCGGGGAGGGAGACGAGGGCTGAGGGGGAGAGCGACATCGAGGACTCCTTGCCCGCGCGGTGGAGTGCGGCGGGGAATCAACGTTTACAACTGTAAGCGTAGACCGTCAAGCCTGTCTCTACGCTTTTTGTTGTAGCGGTCTCGCCTCCCCCTACTCGGCCCTGTCCTGGACTGCGCAGAGCACCAGGCGCAGCGTGAGAAAGCAGCGGCGAACGTGGCGGTGCGAGCGGGCGAGGAACGCGGTCCCCGCCACAACCCCGAACGCCCGGAGCGCCCGGCTGGCGACCCGCTGCTCGACCATCAGCGCGACGGTGACGAGCTGGCGGTCCGCGTGGGTCGCGAGCAGGTCCCGCGCGGTGATCAGCTCGGCGAGCTCGTGGAAGCCGTCGAAGGTCTCGGCCATGCGGTCCTCCCTCCGCCGAATCGAGGCCATCCCCAGATCGGGAGCGGCCCGAGAGATCCAGCCGCCGAACTCGGGGACCAGGACCAGCCCAAGCGACCGAGCGCAGGGCAGGGGGCGGACGTCGCGGTAGAGGTGCCCCGCCCCGCGGTAGGCGCGGTGTGCCCCGCTCGCGAACCCCTCGACCTCGGGGAGCGTGAAGGTGAACGGTCCGGTCCCGAGCTCGGCGAGCGCCTGCAGCTCGGCGACGGTCCGCGGACGGCCCGCACCCCGCGAGCGCGCGAGGTCCCGAGCGAACGCACGGAACCCATCCCGCGCGTCGTCCCCGGGCGTCTCGAAGAATGGCAGGTCGAGAGCAGACCCGAGCATGCCGCGAGGCTGTCACCTGAGCGCGTGTTCAGTCTATCGGGTCGATTACAGAATCTCGAGCCATCGGCGACGAACCCGGGAATCTCGCACGAAGCTTCGAGTGCGGGACTAGTCAGGGAATGTCCGGGAGAAACGGTCAACTCGCGATCTACGTTGGCGGTCTACTCGGCCTCGGTCGATACGGGACTCGGCGCTGTCTCCGGTTGCATCCTCGCGACTTGGTAAGTCGGCCGCAGTTCCTCTGACCCATCATCGCTCCAGCTCACGTTGAGATTGACGAAGTATCGGCCACCCACCAGCACGGGATCGACACCCTGCTGGATCGCCAGCGAGTGAGTCACGGCGATGCGCTCGTCCTGCTCAATATCCAGCACGACTCCCTTTGCGTTCAGCAGATCCCACGAAAGCACATCGACAAGGCGGGGATATGGCTCCGACGAGTCGCGAATGTGCGCGACTCCAAGATGCTCCCGAACCTTCCCCGCCCTGCGGAATGAAACGAATGTGCGCGTTGAATCCACGCGCGCGTACATCGAGACCCGTCGCGCGGTCATGGTTCGCATCAGGGTTGCCAGCTTGATCCGGGTGAGCGGTCGCTGGCGTAGATCCGAGAGCGCTTGCTCTCGGTCATCCGTGTGGCCGGTCAGTGATCGCAACGCCTCGAGAGCGCGCTCGATCACCCCAGCGTGGGCGCACTGCACGACCACAGCGAAGGACCCTGGGGCGGTGGCAATTGCGTCAACCGAGCCGGTCTTCATCCCTTTCTCGCGTCGCTCGACCATGGAAACAGTCTCGAACAGGTGAGCGTCCATGAAGTTTGATAGGGCGGTCGCGAGCGCGCCCAAGTCGCGAAGTTTGAGCCGGTGGTGACCCGCGCCGTTCTCGAAGTGGATCGCAGTCGCGTGATCGATCGGCGGGCGAAGTGCCGGATTCTCGTCGAGAACAAACAGCGGCAGCTTCGCACCCGAGCGAGGGAAGTATTCGTCGCGTGTTCGCTCAGGGATCAGCTCTACCGCCTCGATGGGGCTGCCGTCGCGCTGCTCCACCACGCGAGCCTCGTCCTTGTCCATGACCTCGCGGATCGTGACCGCCTGCTCAACCAGCGCGAGCCACTCGAGGTCTGTGATCGGCGCCCACGTCCACCGCCTCCACTCGTCGCCCGGCCGATCGCGGAGTTTGGCCCAAAGCGATCGTCGCCCGTTCTCCTCAACCCCATGCAGGAGCACAGGTTCGTCCAGCGTTACAAGCGGGATGGTCTTGGTGGGGGGGCGCATTTCGCGTGAGACAGGGAGAGTCACGGCGTCACCGCGTGACGGGTGGGGAACAGCGCTCGACGGAGAGTAAGGTCGTCGAAGTCGCTGAACAGCCACAGATCGTAATGATCGGGGTCCTTCCCCGTCTTCATAAACCGACCGTGGCAAGCCCCAAGCGCGCCACTCACGATCGCGGGGTCGGGCGCGTAGCTCGGCGTGAGCAGCGCGACCTTCTCTCGCAGGCGGCTGATTTGCGCCTTCAGGTTTTTCTCCGCAGGGACCAACGCCACGTACGACGAGAGCCCGAAGCTCGATGGGTTGTTCGGCCGACCTTTCCCGCGCTCCGCGTACGAGAGTTCATCGTCTGCGTCGCGGAGCCATCGGTAGAAGACGGTCTCCACGCCGTCGCCGCTCGAACAGAACGCGCTGTTGGTCGGGGGGCAAGGCACGGCGCACATGGCGAAGAGGCCGGGCCATTGACCGGGCCGTTGCGCCCCCACGTACGTCGCGCGATGCGCAAGGACGGCAGCGTCGAACTCGGGCCGAGTCATCGAGTCGTCGCTCCGCCATCCGCGGATGTCGATGAGCATCTGCATCTCGCCGTCATCGATCCCGCGCACCGCCGCAAGCGCGCCGAGCGGCTCGGTGCCCAGTGGCTGCGCCGCTCCCGACCCGCTCATCTCTTCCCCTCCGGCAGCTTCGGTCTCTTCGCCTCCGTCGCAGCCTTCTTCGCCGCTGCGTTCTTCGCGCGGGTCTCCAGCCGCTTGCGGTCCGCCTCGAACTGCTTGTCCTGCCGAGCGGCCTCGATCTCGCGGACGTCCTCGTTGCGCGTGTTCTCCTCGACCCAGTTGAGCAGGCGCGTGAGGGCGGCGACCGTGACGGGGATCTCGAGCGGCGTGACCCCGCGGACCCGACGGCCGCCGAGGTAGGTCCACTCCGCGTAGCGCTCGGGGCGAGCCTTGCGCAGCTCCCGCTCCGCCTCGCGGTAGCCCGCGAGATTGCCCCAGGCGGGCAGATCCTCGGGAATGGCGACCGAGGGCTCGCGGCCGAGGAGCCACCCATCCACGTCGGTCACTTTCATCGCGCGCGCCACAGAGCGCGCAAGCCCGTACCCGCCTGCACTCTTGCCAGCGAGAATGCTCGAAAGGTGCTGCTGCTTCACGTCGAGCAACTTCGCGAGCGCGACCTGCGTTTCGACCTGCTCGAGGAGCACACGAAGCGCGGTCCGAACGAGCTCCTGCTCAGGCACCGAGAGCGAGCGGCGCGACATGGGGCGAACCGTAGGCGCGACCGATACAACTGTGTCTGTATCCATTCCCTTGACCTTCCACGCTTACGGTTGTAGATGTTGCGCATGGACACTCTCTCGACCACGCCGCGGGAGCGGCTGCGAGCCTGGGCTTCGGAGCGCACATGGACTCAGGGTCGCCTCGCCGACGCGCTCGGAGTGACCCAGCAGGCGGTCTCGTCGATCCTCGCAGGTCGCGTTACGCCCTCGACTGCGGTGGCTCATTGCATCGCAGCCCTGACGGGGATCCCGACGGAGGACTGGCTCGGGGACGCCGATCGCGCCGCCGTCGAGCGTGCGCGTGCGGCCCGCAAGCCGAGCGAGGTGGCCGCGTGAAGAGCACCCTCTACGTCCCTGCGGGCACCGTGCGTCGGGAGCTGCGACGCGCGATGCCTGGGCTGCCGAAGGATATCTACGAGCTCCCGAAGGGCCCGGAGCGCGACGCAGCGTTCGCAACGATCGCGCTCGCCGAGCGGATCGTAGCCCAGCGCAAGCGCAGCACGGGGAGGCTCTGACCGATGGTTGCCTCCGCCGCGCCCTGGTGGCGCGAGTACTCCGACCACGCCCCGCGCACGTACGACTCGGTCCGCGCTCCGCTGCACGGCGAGTTCGCGCGCGTCGCCAAGGCGTTCAGCGAGCGGTGCGGCCTGGGCACGCGGTCCGTGCTGGAGACCGCGACGCTCCGCGCGGTCAAGGACTGGGCGACGCTCGGCTACCTCACCGGCGACACGATCGAGGACCTGCGCTGGTTGCTGGGGCACCTGGTGGTTGAGTCGTCCCGGGCGCTCGTGGGTGCCGCGCTGGAGATCGCGAAGCCCGACTGCAACGCGACGTACGCGAGGGATTTGCTGGCCTCGGTGCCGATCGGGGAGGGCTGATCGATGGATCCCATCCTCTCCGAGCCTTGGCATCCGATGCTCGCGGACACCCCCGAGGCGTGGGCCGAGTACGTCGCTCGTCGGCTCCAAGTCGAGCGCTCCAGGGACGCACGCATCGCCCAGGAGGGAATCTGCGTCCGCCGCGCGCCCACGTCCCTCGTCCTCGGCACGTCCGCAGACGGCGGGCTGCTCGCGGAGTCGGGGGTGACGCGCGGTGAGCACGCTCGCAGGATTGCAGCCTCCGCACCCCGAGGGGAGTCCGCGTGAGCCTCGCCGCCCGGACCCCCGAGGGGCTCACGCTCGACCTGCTCCGCGAGTCGGGGCATCGGCTGCGCTGCGCGGTGCGAGACGCGGGCAGCTCCCTCGCGATCCTGGCTGCCTCGGTGGGCCGCGACCCGTCGATCGCGGAGGACTGGGCGTCGGGTCGCAAGCCGTTCCCGGTGTACGTGCTGGCTCACCCGCGCGTGCCGCGCGCGATCCGGGCGCAGGTCCTCTCGTGGCTCGCGGAGACGTTGGTCGCCGAGACCTCCGCGCTCACGGTCGAGGCCGCGACGCTCGCCGTGCTTCAGGTCGCCGGGGAGATTGTCTCGTGCGGCGCGTCGTCGCTGTTCGATGGCCGGGTGGACGGTGCCGAGCGCGCGGCGCTCCGACCGCTGATGGCCCGGCTCCACCGGATCGCGGGTGCGTGGCTGGCGCAGCACGGGGGCGAGGAGCGCGCCTCGTGAGTGCCCTGCTCGAGCTACCCCGGGGCCCGCTCCGCGACGCGCTGCGAGACAGCCTCGCGCGGGACAAGGCCGAGCGCCTGCTCGAGCAAGCTCGGCAGCGCTCCGAGTCCCGAGCGCCGGCCGTCTGCGCCTGGCACTGTCCGCGCTGCGACCGCAGCGAGCCCTTCGCGAGCGACCCGGCGGAGATCCGGGCGCAGGCCGCGCGCTTCGCCGCCGCACATGCGGGGGCGCGATGCTCGTGAGCGATCGGAGCTGGTGCGGTCCGCTCGTGCAGGACTGGCAGACCCGCGCGCTCGAGCTCGGGTGGCCGGAGGGTCCGATCGGCTCGCTCGAGCACGAGCTGCTCGCCACCGCCGAGGAGCGAGCAGCGCGCGGACACGAGCTGCTCTCGGCTGTCGGTCGTCCCCTCGCCGTGCTCGTCGTGACCGCAGAGGTGATCGTGTACCGCGACGCCTCGGGGCAGGGCGGAGCGATCGAGCACCCGGCGCAGCCACGCGGGTGGTCTGCGTCGAGCTGGGCACCGGCGCTCGGGATCCCTGCGTTTGTCGATCCGCCTCGCGCCGAGGGGCTGCCCTCGTGCGAGGCACTGCGATCCCGGTCCCGCCCGCGCCACGTCCGAGCGAAAGGAGCCGAGGCTTCCCCCGCCCACCGCTGTCATGCTCGGGGATGTCGGGCGCCGTGTCCGCCGGAGCGCCTGATGTGCGGACCGCACTGGCGCATGGTCCCTGCCGACCTGCAGCGCGCCGTGTGGGCCGCGTACCGGCCGGGGCAGTGCGACGACAAGAGCCCCTCGGCGGCGTGGCACGAGGCGGCGGATGCTGCGATCGCAGCGGTCGCAGAGGCGGAAGCGCCCGCGCCTTCGTCCTCCCTCTCGCCAGAGTGGCGCGCGTTGGCAGACGCGGCGGTCGCAGAGGTGACCTCGCCGACCTCACCCGAGCTGCTCTGGGTGGACTGCGAGACCACCGGGCAGAGCGCGGCGCAGCACCAGATCATCGAGTTCGCGGTCGCCATCACGGACCTCTCGGGCGCAGTGCTCCGAGCGCCGGCCGCGGTGCTCGTCGGGCTCGAACCCTGGTCGGTCCGAGACCTCCGGGCGATGGCGGTGCACGGGATCGACTGGCGAGCGAGCGCGTTCGCCCGAGCGGCCAAGCCGATGAGGCTCGTGCTCGCACGGGCGATCGAGCGACTGCGTGGCCGACGGCTCGCCGGACACAACGTCGGCTTCGATGCGGGCTTTCTGCGGGCCGCCTGCGGCCGCGTGGGAATCGCGGTCCCCGTCGAACTCGAAGCCGAGCCGCTGTGTACGCTGAAGCTCGCGAGGGCTGCCAAGAAACGCGGGGCGCTGCTCGTCGAGAGCTGCTCGCTGGAGAGCCTGCGACAGCACTTCGGGGTGGGGCACCAGGCGCACCGCGCCGCGGGGGACGTGGCCGCGACAATCGAGATTTACCGGCGACTGCGGGGGCTCGGGGGCTCCGCGTCGCTCGCCCTCTGACACCACCCCAGGAGACCCCCCATGACGACCGAACCGACGAAGTCCGAGATCCTCAAGCTGCCCGTGAAGCTCACCCGCGAGGAGGTGGCGGAGCGTGCGAAGGAGCTCGCCGCCACCATCGAGGAGCACGACCGAATCGACGCCGCGAAGAAGGCCTCCGCCTCCGAAGCGAAGGTCGAGCTCGACCAGGCCAACGCGCGGATCCGCGAGCTGTCTCGCGCCGTGAAGAGCGGCGAGGAGTTCCAGGATGTCGAGTGCCGCTGGGAGCCCGACCCGGTGCGCCTCGTGATGAACCTGCTCCGCTGCGACACGGGCGAGCGCGTGACCAGCCGCTCGATGACCAACGAGGAGCGCCAGGGCGAGTTGCCCGGCGCAAGCCCGACGAACTGATCCGCACTCAGGAGGACCCGCCCATGGCCGACGGAACCGAACCGCCCGTTCACGCACTGCGCCCCGCGCAACAGCTCCCGACGCGATGGCTGCGCGAGAGCCCATCCAACCCCCGCGCGTCGTCGTCCTGGGGTGACCTCGAGGGCCTGCATGCCTCGATGTGCGCCCAGGGCTTCCGCCAGGAGCACCCGCTCTTGGTGCGACGGCTGCCCGGCGACGAGCCCATCTACGAGATCGTCACCGGCCACCGACGCTTCCGCGCCGCGCAGGCCGTCGGGATGGACGAGGTCCCGTGCGTGATCGACGACTCGCTCGACGACCTCGCCGTGCTCGAGCTGCAGCTCGTCGAGAACGCACAGCGACAGGACGTCCACCCCCTCGACGAGGGCGAGGCGTACCGGAGGCTGCGTGACGAGCATCGCCAGACCGCCCCGCAGATCGCGCGGAAGGTCGGGAAGAGCCAGGCCCTGGTGCACCAGAGACTCTCGCTGACCGCGCTGGTGCCCGAGGCCAAGGCCGCGCTGCTCGAGGACAAGCTCGCGCTCGGGGTGGCCTTCGAGCTCTCGCGACTCCCGAGACCGACGATGCAGAGCGAGGCGCTCGCGGAGATCCTCCGGCCTCGGCAGAGCTGGGAGAGAGAGCTGTCCGCGAAGAGGATCATCGAGGAGATTCGGTCGCGCTACTTCCTGCGCCTCGCGGACGCGCGGTGGGAGATGGACGACGCGCAGCTCGTCGTCGAGGCCGGGTCGTGCGCGAGCTGCCCGAAGCGCACCGGCACGCAGCCCGGGCTGTTCGCAGACCTCGAGGCGGACGACACATGCCTCGACGGCGAGTGCTTCGGCCGCAAGGGTCGCGCTGCCAAGGAGCGGCGCATCGAGGACTGGAAGGCGCGCGGTGCGCGGCTGCTGGGCGAGCGGGAAGCCAAGGCGCTGTTTCAGACCTGGGAGCCCCACGGAGTCACGTACGGCGCGCAGTTCATCGACCTGGACGAGCACTGCATCGAGGATCCGGACGGGGGGCTCTGGTGGCAACTCGTGGGCGAGCGGCTCGACCCGATGACGGTCGCGATCGCCGTCGATCCGACAGGCACCCCGCGGGAGCTCGCGACCAAGGACGGAGCCGCGAAGGCGCTGCTCGCTGCGGGGTACGCGTGGGCCTCGAAGGCAGAGACCGACCTCGCGACGAGCAGCGCGGGACCGCCCCGCAAGGGCAAGGAGAGCAAGGCACCGAGCGATGCCGCCAACAAGTGGAAGCAGGAGCGGGAGAGCGAGCGACGTCATCGCGTCGCGCTGCTCACGCGGGCCAGCTACGGGTCGTCGAAGGCGACGGCGCTCGACGTGCTCCGAGAGTTCGCGCGGGGCGCGATGGACATGGCGACGTCCGGGGAGGCCTGCGGGGTCCTCGGGCTGAAGGACGAAGCCGCGCTCGTCAAGCACCTCGACGCTGCGAAGGAGCCCGAGCTCGTCCGCGCGGCGCTGCTCCTTCGGATCGCGGCAGTGCAGGAATACGACGATCCCGCCCCCGAGGACCTGGCGAAGACCCCGCTCGGCAAGCTGCTCAAGAAGGTCGGGGCGGACCCCGTGAAGATCGCTGCCGAGACAACGGCGGCCATCGCGACGGAGAGCAAGGTACCTGTCGCGAAGGTCCCCGCGAAGGCCTCCGCGACGAAGCCATCGACAAAGAAGCCCTCGGCGGCGAAGAAGAAGCCCGCGAGGTCCCCAGCCAAGAAGGGCGGTGCGCGGTGAGCGGCTCCTACACGACCTGTGTGATCCAGCCCAAGGGGACCATCGAGGTTCTCGGGCGGTACGCCGAGAAGGGCGACGCCGCTCGGGCGATGCGCTCTGCCGGTCGAGGCGCTCACATCGTGAAGGACGGCGCGGTGCTGGAGTTTCATCTCCGCACCGACAAGAGCCAGCAGTCCGCGGTGAACAAGGCGATGCGCGAGGGGAGGCACCCAGCACTGGCCCCAGCGAGCACGGAGGCCACCGCGGCCCCACCCGCAGCACCCGAACCGAGCCCGCGGCCCGAGCCCCCTCCGCCGGAGCCCGCGGCGTCGGCCGCGGCGGCCTCGGTGCCCGAGGCGAAGACGAAGCACAGCACCCGGAGCGCGAGCCCCGAGCTGCAGGCGGACGCTGTGCGCGCGCTCGACGTGCTCGTCGCGCGGCACGGGTCGGTGTTCGCTGCCGCGAAGGCGTGCGGGCTGAACAACTCGCCGCTGGGTGCGCTTCGGCGTACCGGCCGGTGCGGCGAGACGATTGCGAGCGCCGTCATCTCCGCAGCCGCAGGAGAGTCTCCGGCACTCGCGCCAGAGCGGCCGGCCCACACCACACCCCGACGCTCGACGCGATCCGCGAGCGCTGAGCAGTCCGCGGAGGCGAAGCGAGCGTACGCTGCGCTGCTCGTCGAGCACGGCTCGGCGGCGGCGGTCGCGCGAGCGACCGGCGTTGCCAAGTCGACGATCACCAAGCTCGCCCAGGGAGGGAGGATCGGAGCGCTCGTCGCAGCCGACCTCGTTGCAGCGGCGGGGACGCCGAGGTCCGCGCCGAAAACGGAAGCCGCACGACGGCTCGGCCCGAAGCGGCAGAAGGGGCAAGGGCAGGGACGCCCGAGCGCCACGTCGCCCGCGTCCGACCTGCGTCTGTCGGACCTGGCCAACCTCGCGGGACTCATCGACGCCCACGGCGGGCTCGATCGGTTCGCGGCCGATGCGGCCCTGGGTCGCCAGGTGCGGGCGATGGTGGAGACGGTGCCGTGAATCCCCAACGCCCAACGGATGCTCCGCTTGCACCACGACCCCAGGAGGACCGCGAGGCGCTCGTCCGTCAGCGCGGCGATCGAGGACTCGTTGCAGTTCTATCGAGCCCGCCGCCGCGCGGATCGCTTCCGATCGAGCTCGTACACGAGCGCGTTGAACGCCTGCTGTGCGCTCAGGCTGAAGTCGTCGCAGAGCGAGCCGAGGCTCTCCCCCGCAAGCGCGCGGGACGCGATCTCCCTCGTCGGGACCCCGGTGCCAGCGACGCACGGGCGACCGAAGGACACCTTCGGATCGATGGTGACTCGGGCATCCGCGCGCTCGGTCTTCCTTCGCATGTCCTCCCCGCCACTCTACCACCACTCCCCTCCCGCCCCGGAGAACCGTATGCTCTCGGCGGTGACGGGAGCTGGCTACTTCACCCAGCGCAGGAGCGCGGCGAGGCGGAGCGCGACGTCACGGCGAACCAGGGCGATGTCGGGGCCGCTCGCGCAGTCCGTGCCTGTGTGGCCGCCGAACGCAAGGTCGCAGCCTCGAAGCTCCGCCAAGAACTCGAACCCGAAGGGGACCGGGACCCGAGCAAACAGCTTGGCAGAATCACCGGCCCACTCCTCGGTGACGTTGGCGACCGTGCAGGGCCACTCGCCCTCGCGACCCGCCCGGAGGACGATGGCAAAGGTCTCGGGCACGCCCGGCCACTTCCCCTTCGCCAGCACCCGGCCAAGTCCGAGTGCTTCGATGCGAACGATCCCCGTGAAGAACCGCGTCGCGTTACGAAAGAACCGATCCGGCGACTTGCCGGCGAGCATGTACTCTCGGGCCAGCGCAGCAAGCGCCGGGATGAGGGCGGGGTCGGTCATCGCGGCGAGCTCTCGGACGTGTCGAACGATGGCCTGCGCGCCGTCCTCCGACGAGGTCATCGCCTCGATGCGCGCCCTGGCTTCGTCCTCGCTCGTGGCGTCGTCGCCCAGGAGATGGCTCAGGTACTCGGTGGCTCGGCGCTCTTCGCGCGCTCGCAGCGCAGCCAGGAGCCGCGACACCAAGTCCGGCAAGACGGTACTCAGCCACCCCCCAACGAGGGCTCCAGGAAAGCCCCCAACGGCCGACCCTGCCCCGACCGCGACGAGCCCTCCCGCCGACTTCAGGACGATCTCCCCTGCGGATGGACCGGGCTTGTCTTTCGGGTCGTCGCTCGCCATCCTCACGGAGGCTCTCATGGAAAATTGGCGCGTCGCAATGCTCGTCGTCTGCCTCGCGTACTGGGCTTGGTACCTGCGCTGGCTCTGGCGTCGCGAGATGGCGAAGGACAGGTACCCCACGTCCTGGGTCTGGCGTGCCTACCAGCGCGAGAAGGCCGAGCGCGAGAAGCCCTCGAAGTAGCGACAGGGGACGGGCGATCAGGCATTCGCTGCACAGGAGTCCAGTGGACGCCCTGCGCGCAGGACACACCCTTCACGACCGAGGTTCGCTATGCTCTCGTCCGTTTCAACCCAGCCCCGAGGGGCGCTCAACGATACCATCAAAGGCCGGATGACCGCCGCCACGAAGAAGAAGCCACCCAAGCCCAAGAAGCCCGAGGGCCGCAAGAAGAGCAAGCTCACGCTCATCGGAGACGAGTCGATGAGGCTCGCGCTGCTCGAAGCCTGTGTGGCCAACGACTGGAATCTCACGAAGGTTGCTGCCGAGTTCGACATGGCCGCCGCCGGGAACGTCCTGCGATCTATCCGGCAGTTCGGGCTGGAGAAGCAGTACAAGGCTGCGCGAATCAAAAGGATCAACGAAGCCTAGCTTGCCGTATTGACACACTGAACCAATCTGGCAAAGTACCTCTCACACGGAGGTACTCATGGACAACAGCGTCGAGGTTCAGGTCGGTTGCGAGGGGTGCGAGGGCAGCGGGTACGAGGTCATCCACGACCCAGGCATCCCTGGGTTTGCCCGCGCTCGGGATGTGCGCGTGCGCTGTCTCGGCTGCCGCGGGACGGGGCATCGCTGGGCGAAGCCTGTCGGGCGTCCGCTCTGCGCGCTCTGCGAGGATCGCGAGGCGGATCCCACCGTCGCGGTGTTCTGCGGCGGCTTGTGCTGTCGCGCGTGCGCCGAGGACATCGACGCCGCTCTCGACCGCGCGCCGAGCGCTGAACCCAGCCCGCTCCCACACGAGTTCGAGTGGACCGAGTCGGACGCTCTCGTTGCTGGGGGCGGACGATGAGCGGCTCCGAGGCGATGATGCTCGGGGACACGGCGCTGACCGTGATGGAGGGAGAGCCCCGTGCTCGGGATCTGGACCTTGCGCGCTGGCTGGAGTTCAAGGACCCGCACAAGATCCGCAAGCTCATCGAGCGGTGGTCGCGCGTGCCCGAAGGCTCGACCGAGCCGCCGGTCATCTCGCCGGTTTCAAACCCCGCCACCGTGGCGCGGTTTACCAAGAGCGGGAAGCCGCGGGGCGAGGTGGCGTCGGTCGAGTATTGGCTCTCCGAGCCCGAGGCGATCTTCATCCTCTCCAAGAGCGAGACCCCCAAGGCGGTGGCGGTGACCAAGGCGGTGATCGCGGTGTTCATGGCAGCGCGGCGAGGGCTGCTGACCCCACCCGTCCCACCTGCGCTGCCAGCGCCAGAGTCCTCCCCACGGGACGAGCTGCTCGACGAGATCGAGACCATCGCGGCGATCCGGGGGAGCGGGTCGCTGGCCCTGTGCCTCGCGCAGTACCGGCAGATCGGGGACGGGCCCGCCGATCACGCCGCGCTGCTCGCCGAGCTCGGGGTGGTCCTTGCGTGGTACGCGAGCGCGCTGCCTCGGCTGGGCCCCGACTCTCAGGTCTTCGCCGTCGGGCTCATCGAGCGGACCGCGCGGGCGCTGGTGCAGTTCGCGGGAGGTCCGGCGTCGCCGCCCGCGCCGCCAGCGCTCGCCCCGCGCTCGCCCCGCGCTCGCCCCGACCCGTGGCCCGAGGCGTCCCGCGCGGGAATCGTCTGGCCGGGGTCGGGGGACACCGAGATACCGCAGCGTCGCTGAAGGCGGCCTCGCAATGGTAAGGATTCCCACGCACGCGCTCCACGCCGAGAAGGCCGCCGCCCAACAGCGCGCGGGGAAGCAGGGCGAGGCCGTCGCCGAGGAGCTCTTCCGCACCAGCGCGTTGCTCGGGCTGGGCGTTCTCCGCAAGCGACCCACGAACGTCGTGGTCGTCGGCGGGGAGGCTCGGCACACCGCCGCGGCCGGGTGCGACTACCACGGGCACCTGCGCGGAGGGCGCGCGGTGTACGTCGAGGTCAAGCGCGCGACCTCGGGGAGGCTCCCCTGCGAGGAGCTGCGCCAGAGCCAGCGGGACGAGCTCGCGCGAGCCGAGCGCGACGGGGCGATCGCCGTGGTCCTGGTGCTCGCCGACGCGATCGGGAGCGCGGTGTACGCGCTCCCCTGGCGCGCGATCGAGGGGCTCGTGGCGAGGGTGCCGCCCAAGGACGGAAAGGACGCACGAAGGAAGCGAGGCATCGGGAACCCGAGGGGGACGGGAACGCTGCTCGTCTTGCCGCGCGGAGAGAAGAGCGTGCCGCTGCGAGAGTGGCCTGAGTGGAAGGTGGATCTGTCCCGGCCGCTGCTCGACGCGGCCGCTTTCAGGAGCGCGTGATGGGGTACTTCAAAGACAGCCTCGGCGCAGGAAGAGTGGGCGGTGGCTGGCGTCGGTTCACCGAGCATCGTCGCTGCGTGGTGTGCGGTCGGCCGAAGACCTGCTCGGTCGCGGGCGACGGCGCGGTGGTCTGGTGCGCCAAGGTCGCGAGCGAGCACCCTCACCGCAGCGGGATCGCCGACGGGTGGCTGCACTTCCTCGACGACGCCGCGCGCACGCAGGTGAAGGGGTGGCAGCTCCCCGCGATTCCCCTGGCGAAGCGGGCGGGACCCGCGGACCTTCGCGACGTCGTGTACCGCGCGTTGCTCGCGCTGCTCGACCTGACGCCCGCGCACCGCGCGGGGCTCGAGGCGCGCGGGCTCGAGCGCGAGCACCTCGACTTGGGCGAGTACCGCTCGCTCCCGGCCGCGTCGCGCGCGCCGATCGGCAAGCGCCTGGCCGAGCGGTTCAGCGACGGGCAGCTCGCGCAGGTCCCGGGGCTCTTTCAGCGCGACGAGGGCGGGCACTGTTGGTGGACCGTCGGCGGATCCGCGGGGCTCCTCGTGCCCGTGCGCGATCTCACGGGGCGCATCGTGGGGCTGAAGATCCGGCTCGACCAGGCGCAGAGCGAGGGCGGGCGCTACCGCTACCTCACGAGCAGTTCGCACGGCGGAGCGAAGGCTGAGCTCGTCGCGCACGTCCCTGCGTGGGCGGACGCTGCGCCCGAGGGCGGCGCCGATCCGCTCTACGTCACCGAGGGGGAGCTCAAGGCCGATGTGTCGAGCGCGCTGCTCGGGACGCCGGTGATCGGGATCCCGGGTGTGTCGCAGTGGAGAGCAGGGCGGGATGCGGTCATCGCGCTCCGTCCGCGGAAGGTGATCGTCGCGATGGACATGGATCGAAGCAACCCGGCCGTTGCTGTCGCCCAGGAGCAGCTCGTGAAGACCCTGCGCGGCGCGGGGCTGAGCGTGGGGGCCGCGAGTTGGGACCCGGCGCACAAGGGCCTGGACGATGCGCTGCTCGCCCAGCGCCGAGGGGCGGTGGCCGCGTGAACGGGATCCGCATCCTCGAGAACGCGGCGGCCGAGCTCGACGCCGCCGCTGCAGCGCGGAGCTCGGGCGGCGACCCGCTCGCCGACCTGCCTGCGCGCGTCCGAGCCAACGGCGAGGTGGCGTTCGACAGCGTGGTCCTCGACGCGGCCGCACGGCTGGAGACGGCGACCCCGAGCGCGTGGTTCTCGTTGAAGCGCGAGATGGCCGCGGCGCTGAAGGAATTGGGTAGCTCGCTCAAAGAGTGGGAGCGGGCGATCGCGGTGCAGAGGCGAGCGCGTCGCGAGGAGGACCAGCGGGAGCCGTCGCCTGGGACGAGCACGCCTCCGCTGCTCGACGGCGCGCTTGTGGTGAGCGGTGAGGATCCGCACGACCGCCTCGGGTTTGGCTACCAGATGCGGCGCGGCGCGCTGTTTCGCGAGGGCCGGGCGAGCGAGCAGCTCGCCGGATTCTCCGCGGTCATCACCCGCGAGCGAGTCGTGTACGACGGCGCCGAGGAGCTGCGGGAGTACGAGCTCTCGGTGCTGGCCGGAGGGGCATCGCGCACGCTGTGGGTCTCCGCGCGCGAGTTCGGTGCGATGGGGTGGGTGGGCGCGCAGCTCGGGGCGCGGGCATGGATCGGGCCTGGCCGCGGGACGCTCGAAGAAGTGCGCGTCGCGATCCAGCGGCTGTCCGGGTCGATCCCGTCCGAGGAAGCCTTCGCCATGATCGGCTGGCACCGACATCAGGGAGTCCGAGGGGGGCACCCCTCGGTCGGGGGCCGTGCCCCCGATCCCCCAGCGGGCTGGCGTTACCACCACGCCGGCGGCGCGATCGGCGCGGAGGGCGTCGTCGAGGACTGCTCGAGCGCGGCGCTGCCTAGGTTCGCTTCGCTCTACGACCTGCCCGCGCCGCCGCAGGGCGAGGCGCTGAAGCGCGCGGTGCGGGCGGCGGCGGAGTGCTTCTCGGTGCACGGCGAGGTCTCCGCCGCGGTCTTCTCCCTGGCTTGGCGCTCGATCCTCGGGCCGTCGCAGGCCTCGATCCACCTCGCCGGCGGGCCGGGCTCGGGCAAGAGCGAGCTGGCGTCGATCGCCCAGCGGCACTTCGGGGCGAAGATGAGCCGACGCGCGCTGCCGATGTACTGGCGCTCGGCAAGCGACAACGTGCTGGCTCGGGCGCGCAACGTCTGCGGCGACTGCGTCCTCACGATCGACGATCTCGTCGTGCGCGGCGGGCGTGACGAAGAGAAGATCGCCGAGCGGGTGGACGCGGTGTTCCGCGGCGGATGGAATGGCGCGGGGATGGAGCGCCTCACCCGCGAGGGGGCGGTGCGCGCGGCCAGACCGCCGCGCTCCACCGTGCTCTCGACGGGCGAGACGATCCCGCAGGGCTACTCGCTCCGGCAACGGGTGTTCGTGATCGACGTCGAGCGCAGCGCCACCAGCTACGCCGAGTGCCTCGCAGCCGCCGAGCGCGGGCTGCTCGCACAGGCGATGGCAGGGATGCTGTGCTGGCTCGCCCCGTCGATGGACTCGATCCGCAAAGGACTCGACCAGCTCGACGCCGAGGAGGCGCGCGGGTTCGCCGCGCACGGCGATCGGACGAGCCAGGTCGCGGGGGCGCTGTACGTCGGCGCGCGGAGCTTCTTTCGGTTCGCCGCCAAGGTCGGCGCGGTCCCCGAGGCCGAGGCCAGCAGCACGCTGCGCCGGGTCCGCGAGTGCCTTGCCACGCTCGCGTCGAAGCAGGCCGCGTTTCAGGACGAGGAGAACCCCGCGCTCCGGTTCCGCGCGCTGGTGCTCGACGCGATCGCCACGGGCCGCGCGCACCTCACCGCCCTCGACGGAGTCAGCGCGCCCAGCGACCCCGGCGCGTGGGGCTGGAAGCTCGGCAGGGACGTACCCCTGGCGGAGAAGGACGGCGAGGGAGCGCCCGCGGGGCCGTGGCGCACGGAGACCTGGGTCAGCCAGGGCGATCGAATCGGACAGACTCATCCCGAGCATCCGGGCGTGATTCTGCTAGACCCTGGGCCGGCGCTCGACGCGGCGCGGGCCGTGGCGCAGCGTCGGGGCAACTCGCTGCCCTTCAGCTCCACCAACGAGCTTGCCCAGCGGCTTCAGAAGGCAGGGCTGCTCGCTCGCGACGGGCGAGCGACTCGGGGGACGTTCGCCGTCCGAGTCCGGCTCGGGTCGCGGCTGGTCGATCGGCTGTGGGTGGCTCTCGACGACGGGACGGAGACCCTCGCCGATGGGTAGAAGCGCGAGGCGAAGCACCCTGAGAGTTCCAGTTGTTCCAAGTCGAGGGAGAAAACTGCCTGCGACTTGGAACACGAAAAGCCCTTTGGTTACGCCGGATTGCGCCGGACGTTCCAAGTGTTCAACCTGTCCGACAAAATCACAGAGCCCCCACACAGAAAACTATTTTCACACACGGGGTGAGCAGGTGAGAAATCGCTCGTCGTTGCAGAGTCTCTCTCTTCTTGTTTGTATGGAACACTTGGAACATATCTGTTCTATCAGGGGAAACGCAGTATCGATGCGTTCCACCCACCCAGGAACGCGGTTGGTACACTTGGCACGGAAGCGCCTCGCCGTTGAGGGAGGTCGCTCATGATCGCCACCCCCTGCCCCTGCCCCTGCACCTGCGACATCAGCGCCCAGGCCCTCGCCCAGGGTCGCCGAATCCGCTGCCCTGAGTGCGGCGCGGAGTACGAGCCGCCTCGCCCCAGCGCCTTACCACGGGCCGCAGCGCCCCCTCAGCGCCCTGTGCCTCGCCCGAGGACGCTGGACGCCCTGCTAGCGTCGTCCCCGCGGGTCTCCCCCGCCGCAGACCTCGAGGCCCTCGCGCTGTGCCTCACCGCGCTCACCGGGTCCGCCTCGCCCATCGCGAAGATCCCCGGTGGCCAGAGCGAGGGGAGCCCTGCGGAGCGGGTGCAGGGGCTCCTGGGCGCGGCGTTGCGTGCGCAGCGGCGGTTGGCGTGGATGCGACAGACGCACCCGCGGGAGGTGCTCGCGCTGCTGGCGACGTACGTCCACGCGGGGGCGGAGCTGCGTCGCCTCGGTCCGTGGCTGGAGACCGTGGACCTCGCCCTCGTGGTGACCGCGTCGAGGCCCGGCTCGGGACCGGACGCTCGTGCGGCACGCGCGGGGGGTGTCGCGCTGCTCGCCCGAGCCGAGGCGATGTACGACCAGGCCGAGGAGCAGCCCACCGACGGGCGATGGTTGCCGGAGGACCTCGACGCGGTGAGCCGGGCGATCGAGCAGCTCGCGGCCGGAGCGCGGTCCGTGGCACGCGGTCGCCGACGTGGACAGAGGCCGGTCCTTGCGCCGCGGGAGTGTCCGAGCGTCGAGCTGCTCGCCGAGGACCTCTGCGCCGCGCGCTCGCGGGGTGGCCGGGTGTTCGGTCGCGCGGCGCTCACTGCGCGCTGCCAGGGACGGCGCGTGCCTGGGGTCTGCGCGAGGACGGCGCTCTGGGTCGTGCGGGACGGGAGGATCGTCGTGAGCCCGCTGCCTGCGCGTGGGCGACGGCGCGAGCGGGGGGAGTCCAAGACATGGAGGTTGCTCGTGGCCGCGTCGGACGGAGCGCGATGAGCAGGCTCTGGCGCCCCGAGCGACCGCCCTACCCCAACCATTGCGCGGGGTGTCGAACGACTCGCGACGGATGGCTCGGAGCGGTCTGCCCCGAGTGCGCCAAGACACTCGACCGTCTCTCGCTCGGCTTGATCGAGCTGACCGCGTATGTCCCCCGCGGACCCAAGCGCGACCCGCTCGCGGGCGTTGGCCGTGTGTTCGAGGACCTGTTCGGCCCGTCGCTCGACCCCCTGAGTGGCTCAGCATAACCGCCCCTCGCGGCCCGCTTGACCGACTCAGCGCCACGAGGTACGCATTTACCAACGGCAGAGTTGCGTCCGGGGGGACGAAACCGTCATGCGAGAGCTCACGAGCGAAGACGTCGCGGTCGTGTTCGACGTGCCGTACCGCACGGCGCAGCGCTGGGTGGCGCAGTGGGCTCGCGAGCAGTCCGACTCCCACGTCCCGCGGGTCCGCAAGGGCGCGCTGGACTCGCGACGCTGGCGCTTCCTGGTCGAAGCCGAGTCCCTCGTACGTCGGTACCGCGTCGATCTCGGACGCCTGCACGTCGAGCCGATCGCAGCCTGAGCGCCCTTCACGCGGTCCCCGAGGCCGCCGGTCCTCCCGATCCTCGGGGCTCGCGTCGAGGGCGTGGCGTCAAACTCTTTCTAGGGTCCATCGTGATTGACCCCATCCGCATCGACCACGCCGAGCGACTCTACCTCGCAGGCCGCACGCCCCGGACGATCCAGCGCACGCTGACTCGGACCTACGGCGTCACCCCGCAGACCGCCAGGCACTACCTCGCCCGCGCCAAGAAGCGCCTCGCCTCGCGTCCCTCCAACGAGATCAGCCCCGACGCAGCCCGAGCCCGAGCGGAGTCGCTCCTGCTCGAAGCCGCCGCGATGGCCCGCGCGAAGGAAGACCCCAAGGCGCTCGCGATGATCGCGCACCGACTCGCGGAGCTCGATGGCGCAGTCGGCCCCCGTCGCGTGGAGCTCTCGGGACCCGGCGGCGGACCGATCCAGACCCATGCAAGCGTCGTCGTCCTCCCCGAGCTCGAGCGCCCCGACGGTGCTGTGGCGTCCGAACCCGGGACCACAGACCCGATTTCTCGCGAGCCGGGTTGACGAGGTTCTCTACGGCGGTGCGGCGGGTGGCGGAAAGAGCGCCGCTGCGATCGCCTCCCCGCTGCGCTTCGTCAGCAACCCCTCGTTCAACGCGCTGGTCCTGCGGCGCGAGACCCCGCAGCTCGCGGACCTGATCGAGAAGAGCGTCGCGCTCTATCCCAAGCTCGGCGCGAAGCTCAACCTCACCACTGGGCTCTGGCGATTCCCCTCGGGCGCCCGCGTCTGGTTCACGCACTGCGAGCACGAGAACGACGTCGAGCGCTTCGACGGGCACGAGTTCCAACTCGTGGTCTTCGACGAGCTCACGCACTTCACCGAGCGCCAGTACACCCGGATCCGAGCGCGCATCCGCGGGACCGACCCAGCACTGCCTCGCTGGACACGCGCGACCACCAACCCCGGTGGGCCCGGGCACGAGTGGGTGTTCGCGCGGTTCGGTGCGTGGCTCGATCCCAAGCACCCGCGCCCCGCGGCGCCGGGTGAGGCTCGATCGTTCCTCGATCGCGAAGAGGTGACCGAGGGGACGCCAGACTCGCTCACGCGGACGTTCATCCCTGCGCTGCTCAGGGACAACCCGCACGTCGGCGTCGAGTACAAGGCGCAACTCCGGGACCTCGACCCTGTCCGCCGGGCACAGCTTCTCGGAGGCGACTGGCTCGCACGTCCTGCGGCGAAGGACTTCTGGGACCGCACACGACTGCAGGTTCGCGACGGGCTCCCGAGCAACGCGGACGTGACGGCCCGTGTGCGAGCGTGGGACTTCGGAGCGACGAGCGACGGCGACTACACCGTGGGTGCCCGACTGGCCTTGCTGCGCTCTGGACTTGTGGTGGTCGAGGACGTCCTGCGATTTCGTGGCGACCCCGCCAAGGTCCGCAGCGAGTTCGAGCGCATCGCCAAGAGCGACCGCGAACTCGACACACGAACCGCCCAGGTCATCCCCCAGGATCCCGGGCAGGCCGGGAAGGACCAGGTTGCGAGCTATCAGCGTGAGTACCCACAGCTCACGATCCGCTCGCGTCGTCCCTCGACCGACAAGGTCACCCGCTTCGGACCCGTGAGCGCCCGAGCCCTCGCCGGCAACCTCGCTCTCGTTCGCGCCGGGTGGAACGACGCCCTGCACAACGAACTCGAGCGGTTTCCTCTCGGGGCCTACGACGACCAGGCGGACGCGCTGAGCGACGCCTACGCCGAGGTCGCGAACGCCCCCGCGGTCCTCGACCGTCGCTCCCTCCCAAGATCCCAGTGGTAGCCCCTCGACGCGAACGCCTGCGCCTCTGGGCACCCGAGCAGCTCTCGCGCTGGACCGTCGCGGCCGTCCGAGGCGCGCTGACTGCCCACGAGCGAGGAGACCTCTCGCGCTCCTCGGTCCTCGCGGACAACCTCGAGCGCAACCCCCGGATCTTCGCGGCGCTCCAGACCCGCACCCTGGCCCTCAGCGCGCTCCCTCTCGAAATCGAACCCGCCGAGGACGGCGATCAGCGCCGCGCCAAGGGCGTCGCGAAGGACCTGAAGAAGGTCTTCTACGACATCGCCCCCGAGGACGTGCTCGCCGAGCTGCTCCGCTCCGCGGTCAGCGTGGGCGTGGGCGTCGCCGAGATCGTCTGGACGACGACCGGGTCCGCGTGGACCCCGCGGCTGTATCCGGTGCCCGCGTCGCTCCTGTGGTGGGACGAGACGCTTCGCGCGTGGCAGGTGTCTACGTCGAGCGGCGTGGAGACCGTGATCCAGGGCGACGGCCGCTGGCTCGTGATGTCCCACAGCTCGTGTCGATCCTGGATGCGCGGCGTGGTCCGATGCCTCGGGCTCGAGGACAAGATCCGCACCGAGGCCGTGAAGGATTGGGCGCGCTGGTCCGAGCGCCACGGAACACCGATGCTCCTGGCGAAGACGCCGGCTCGCGCGAGCGAGGACGACAAGGCCAGCTTCTACGACTCGCTCGCCAACGTCGGCTCCGGGGGCACCACGCTCCTGGTTCCGCGCGGCGAGTCTCCCGAGGCCAGCTTCGATGTGTCGCTCGTCGAGGCGATGTCCGACGGCTGGAAGGGATTTCAGTCGCTGCTCGGGCTGGTCGCCGATGACGCCTCCATCGCGATCCTGGGACAGAACCTTACCCAGGAGACCAAGGGCGGATCCCTCGCCGCGGCGAAGGTCCACGACCGAGTTCGCAGCGACCTGCTCCAGGCCGACGCCCAGGTCCTCGCGACCGCGCTCCGTCGGGACGTGCTCGAACCCTGGGCGCTGTTCAACTACGGGAGCGCCGACCTGGCTCCGTGGCCGAAGTGGGACGCGGAGATCCCCGAAGACCTCGCGGCCGTCGCGGCGACCTGGACCGCGGCTGCCAAGGCCGCCGCGGCTTGGCGAGCCGAGGGCGTCGAAGTCGATCTCGCCGCGCTCGCCGAGCGGGTGAACCTGCCGGTCCTCTCGATCGGCAAGCCCCCGCCACCTGCCCCTCCACCCGCGCCACCGGCGCAGGGAGACAACGATGGAAACCAAACTTCGAACCCGTGACGCACGAATCGAGCGCGAAAAACTCGCCGACGACAAGCCGATGCGCCGCGCGGTCCGCGTAGTCGCCTCGACCGACACCGTGGACAGCTATGGCGAGATCGTCGAGCAGAGCTGGAATCTCGCGCGGTACCTCGGCAACCCGATCGTCCTGTACCAGCACTCGAGCTGGGAGCCCATCGGCACCGCGGAGGACGTGGGCGTCGAGGACGGGGTGCTCAAGGCCACGCTGGTGTTCGCGCCCGAGGGCGTGACCGCAGCGGCGGACAAGGCCTGGGCGCTGATCGAGGCGGGCATCCTGCGGACCGTGAGCGTGGGCTTCGTGCCCGCGGACGTCCGCGAGGAGAAGCGCGACGGCCGGTCCGTCTACGTGCTGGCGAACAACGAACTCCGGGAGATCTCACTGGTGAGTCTGCCCGCGAACCCCGACGCAGTGATCGAGGCGCGAGTTCGCGCCGCGGGCGCAGCGCGGTCACAGCCGGTCACTCCGGCGAAGGAAGCATCGAGCATGATCGAAGTGATGAAGGCGCTCGGGCTCCCCGACGGGAGCACCGAGAAGGACGCGGCGGACGCGGCGGGGAAGATCCTCGCGGCGCTGAACGCGAAGAGCGCGCCCGAGGCCCTGGGCAAGATCCAGGGTCTTCAGGCGGTGGCCGTTCAGGCCGAGAAGGACGGCCGCGAGCTCGCGGACATCCGCGCCGCCGAGCGCGAGCGCAAGGCGACGGAGATGGTCGAGAAGGCTATCCGCGACGGGAAGATCACCCCCGCGGCCAAGGACGCGACGATCGCGAAGGCGAAGTCCGACCCTGAGTTCATGGCGGGCTTCCTCGAGATGCTCCCTGTGATCGTGAAGACCGCGCCGTCGGTCGCGAAGGGTCCGGCGAACGGGCTCACGGTCTCGGAGGCCCGAGTCTGCAAGTCGCTCGGGCTCACCCCCGAGGAGTACGCCGAGGAGAAGTCCCGGCGTGGCCAGAACACCAACCACGAGGAGGGCTGATCCATGACCGCAGCAGCAGCTGACCGGATCCTCTCGCGCTACGGCGCGGAGGCGATCCCTGACGACCTCGAGATCCCGATGGGGGCCTCGACCACGTTCTACCGCGGGACCTTCGTCTCGCTCGACCAGAGCGGCTACGGGTTCCCCGGTACCGCGTCGCTCATCCGCAAGGTGATCGGCGTGGCGACCGAGGGCAAGGCGAACGCCGGAGCGGCCGGAGCGAAGACGCTTCGCGTCGAGCGCGGCGCGTTCGGCTTCGTGAACTCCGCGGGCGACGACGCCATCACGATCGCGGACGTGGGCGAGCCCTGCTACGTCGTGGACGACCAGACCGTCTCGCGGACCAGCGCCAACGGCGTGCGTCCCTACGCGGGTCGGGTCATCCGGGTAGAGAGCTCGGTGATCTACGTCGAGGTCGGCGGCGACGCGGACCCGATGGTCAAGGACCTCCTGCTCGAGGCCGCTGGCGACCTGAGCAGTTCGCAGTTCCTCTTCGTGAAGATGGACACCAACGGCGACGTCGTCATCGCGAGCGCCGCGGGTGAAGACGTGGTCGGCGTCCTCCAGAACACCCCCGCCTCCGGCGCGATCGCTGTCGTGCGGGTTCTCGGACCCTCGCGGGTCATCGGCTCGGCTGCGGTCAACCCTGGAGCCCTGGTCGCCACGACCAGTGCGGGCAAGAGCAAGACTGCGGTCGCCGGGAGGACCGATACCAGCGACGCGGGCGCCGCAGTGGACCCGCTGATCGGGTCGTTCGTGATGGGCCGCGCCCTCACGCTGGGGGCGCTCGACACCCAGCACTCCATCCAAGTGCACCCGATGGGTGCGATCCCCACCACCGCGGCCTGACCCGCGATCCCAGGAGCCTGACACATGAGCCTTCCTGCACAGCTCGCGGGTGACATCTCGGCCGCCGAGGTGGCGTTCTCCCGCATCTTCATGGACGCGTACAAGACCATCACGCCGGTCTCCGACGCGTTCACCACCCGCGTGCCGATGAACAATCGCACGCTCAAGCTCCCCATCCACTCGCGCCTCGCCAAGATGCGCAAGTGGGAGGGCGAGCGCATCGCCCGCTCGGGCGGCGTGTACACGTACTCGATCGACGCCGAGAAGTACGAGCTTACCTACGGGGTCCCGATGGAGGACTTCGAGGACGACCAGCTCGGCTTCCACCGCGCGATGATCGCGCAGCTCGGTGACCAGGCCGCGCTGTGGCGAGACGACCTGATCTTCGCGGCGCTGCTCGCGGGCTCGACGGACCTCGGATACGACGGCCTCGCGTTCTTCGCGAACAACCACAGCCTCAACGGCAACACGGTCGACAACCTGTTCGCCGCCACGGCGCTCACCGCGGACAACTACAACGCGGTGCGCTCGGCGATGGCGGACTACGTCGGCGAGGACGGCAAATCCCTCCGGGTGATGCCTGGTCTGCTCGTGGTGCCTCCGGCCCTCGAGCGAACGGCGAAGGAGATCGTGATGTCCGGGCTGATCCTGAAGAACGGGACCGGCTCGGCGGCGATCGACAACGTCCTGCAGGGCACGGCGAAGGTCATGGTCTGCCACGACCTGAGCGCCGCCGCCGGTGGGTCGGACACCACCTGGTACATGATGGACGTGAGCCGGTCGGTGAAGCCGATGGTCTTCGCGGAGCGCAAGGCCCCGATGTTCTCGCAGCTCACCGAGGGCAGCGAGCACGCGTTCAAGGACGACGAGGCTCTGTACGGCGTCCGGGCTCGGGGCAGCGCGGGCTACGGGCCGTTCTGGCTCGCAGCCAAGTGCACGGCCTGATCCGTCCCTGAGCGATCATGGCCAACAACTACGCCACCACCGCCCAGCTCGAGCAGTTCGGCCTGGACTCGACCGTCACCGCGACGCTCGGGGCCGGGCACGCGCAGGCTCACCTGGACGCGGCGGCGGCGTGGCTCGACGGCAAGATCGCCGCGAGGTACCCGAACGCCTCCCTCCCGCTCTCGTCGGTCACCCTCGAGGTGACCCAGTGCGTGTGCGAGAGGGCGGCGTTCAGCCTCCTGCGTCTCAAGCGCTTCGACTCCGCAGCGGAGGGAAGCTCCTACGAAAAGAGGTCCGAGGCGCTCGAAGCCTGGGCCGACAAGATCGCCGCGGGCCTGGTGAGCCTCATTGGCTCCTCGCCCGCGGCCACCGTCCAGCCGCGCGTGTCCTCGCGGACCGCGCTGGGCTGGCACGACGACACCGCGGGCGACGACGAATGATCACCGACGTCCGCATCCACGGCCTCACCGAGGCGCTCGCCACCCTCACGGCGAATCTCGACAGCGAACTCGCGGACGGAATGCACCGCGCCGCCGAGGCTGTGGCCGAAGACGCCGCGGGCTCGCATCCGTACACCAACCGCACCGGAGACCTCGAGCAGCGCACCGTCGCGGGCTCGGTCTCGGGGCGCGCGAGCGACGGCGAGGTCGTCGCGGAGGTCCTCGGCGACACCGAGTACGGCGAGTACGTCGAGCGCCGCGAGGCGTTCGCGTTCCTCGCTCCCGCAGCGGAGCGCGCGGAGGGACGGATCGTGGACGAGATCGAGAAGGCGATGCAGCGAGCGGCGGATCGGGCGTAGCCGTGGGCTGGCGTATGATCGGCAACGCCCTGCTCACGCGCTTGCAGGGGCTGCTCACGAGCGCGGCCCCACCGGGCTACGTCGATGCGGTGGCGTGGGTCATCGGAGACCTGAGCGTCCGAGGCAAGCTCGAACAGCAGGCGATGACGACCGGCAACGCGGTCCTCCTCGCGCGGGAGTCGAGCGCCCCGACCGCGGAGTCGGTCTCGACGCTCGTGGGCTCGTCCTCCCGCACGGCGATCCGCACTCGGTGGCGCGTGAGGATCCTCGTGCGGGACCTGCGCGAGATGGCCCCGGTGCTCACGACCGAGAACACCGGGTTGATGGCCCTGGCCGATGCCGTTCTGGCGAGGCTCGACGGCTTCGAGGCGTCGGGGATCGCGATCAACACCCGCGTGAAGTACGCGGGCGATCGGCCCGACGAGCACAAGCCTGGCCGGTACATCGCGACGTTGCTGTTCGACACGAAGCACTTCAACGACGCCGCGGACACCACCGACGTGGGCGAGAGCCCCCTCGCCGTGAACGCCGACATCAACCTCGAAAGCGGCTCGGACCCCGAGCCCAACCCCGCTGCCCAAATACAGGTGATTCCATGATGAGAGTGAAAGCCGTCGAGGGGCGCATGCTGCCCTGGGCTGACAAGGACGGGACCGTCGTCCCGGGTCGGTACGTCGCGCGGTCGCGCGTTCGATCGGAGGACCGCACGACGGTGACCCACGAGGTCATGCCCGACGGAGAGGACGTGCCCGAGACCTCCTACTACCACCGCGCTCTGCGCGGCGGGGACATCGAGACCGTGAAGGAGAACGCCTGATGGGAATCAACGTTGTTGGGCTCGCGGCCTCCGCGAAGGTCCCCCAGGTCCATCTCGCCGTCGTTCTCGGCGGCCCCGGAGCCAGCGCGGGCGAGGCGAGCAAGAAGCTCCTGCTCGTCGGCAACAAGATCACGAGCAACCTCTCGGGTGCCGCGCCCTCGTTCACGGTCACAGCCGGAACGCAGGGCGACGCTTCCCCGATCGTCATTCCCTCGCCAGACGACGCGGCCACGCTGTTCGGGCGCGGCTCGGAGCTGCACCGGATGGCGGTCGCTGCGTTCAAGCAGTACCCCGATGCGACGCTCGAAGGCATCTCTTCGGCCGAGGCGGGGACGAAGGCAGCGGCGGTCTACACCTTCGCGACGACGGCGACCGGAGCGTTCAGCATCCGGTTCTTCATCGGCGGGAAGGTGATCGACGTCTCGGTCGCTTCGGGCGACACGCCCACGGTGATCGCGACGAGCTGCGCCGATGCGCTGCTCGACGAGGCCGACCTCCCCGTCACCGCGCAGTTCGCCCTGGGCGTCCTCACGCTCACCGCGAAGTGCAGCGGACCCCGAGGCAACGACCTCGCCGTCGATGCGTTCTTCGTGAACCCGAGCGGGGTCGCGACGCGCATCCTCACGGGGAGCACATCGAGCGGCTTCGGGACCACAGGCATCCTCTCGGCGAACGGCACGATCGGCTCCGAGTTCACGCTCGCAGCGGGCGCGACGGACGACAGCCTCACGGCGGTCCTCGCTGCGATCGACGCGAGCAAGTACGACCGGATCGCCCTCGCGCACCGCGTGGCTGCCCAGCTCGACGCGGTCGTCACCCAGCTCGACGCCCAGGCGGGCGTGGCTTCGCAGCTTCGGCAGCAAGCCATCGCCGCGACGAACGCAACCCTCGCGACGAGCACGACGCTGGCGACGGGGCGCAACGCATCCCGGCTCCAGATCGTCTGGCACCACGCCACAGCGACGCCGCTCGAAGAGGTCGCCGCGCAGATGGGCGCGGCGAGGCTCATCGGTGATGGCAACGCGGGCGGCGTGCTGGTCGGCGAGGCCACCACCCCCTCGGCGAACCTCGACTCGGTGAAGATGGCGAGCGTGCTCGCGCAGCGGTTCCCGGCCGACCGGCCGACGCAGACCGAGCAGCAGAGCGCCCTGTCCAACGGGCTCACGCCGCTCATCCCCTCGGGCTCCGGTGGCAAGGCTGCCATCTGCCGCTCGATTACCAGCCGATCGCTGGTGTCCGGCGTGAACAACTACGCCGTCCTCGACTCCTCGAACGTCACCGTGACCGACGCATTCGCCGACGGTCTCCAGGCGTTCCTCTCGACCGAGCTGGCAGGCGCGCTGCTGGCGAGCGACAGCGCGGACGGCTCGGTGCCCAAGGCATCGAACGTCACCACGCCGAAGGCGATCAAGAGCCTGATCTATGCGTACAGCAAGGCCAGGGAGGCGGACGGGTGGATTCGGGACGTGGACGCGAACCTCCCCAACCTCGCGGTCGTCGAGCACCCCACGGTCGTGGGTCGCGTGGACTGCGAGATCCCGTGCGAGCCCATGCCGGGCGTGCACATCGTCGGCGGCAACGTCCGGCAACTCTCGGGCGGATGAACAGGAGCTGAACGATGACTCTCTACTCAGGACCGGGCTCGATCGAGTACCGGGGGCGCGTGCTCCGCCAGGCGGAGTCCATCTCGATCAAGCCCGAGAGCGGCAACCAGGACGTGAACACGCTCGCCGACGGTCACGCGGGTCACACGCCGGGCGTCCTCAAGTTCGTGGCGTCGGTGACCAGCGCGGTCCCCTCCGAGGCGAGCGGCGGGCTGGAGTTCGACTTCATCGCGGCCATCGCCTCGCGGGCCACGATCGAGTTCACCTACGTCATCGCCGGGAAGCGGTACCGCATCAAGGGGGACATCCGCAGCGGCGACCTCAGCTCCAAGATCGGTGACCCCAACGGGGCGAGCTGGGAGCATCACGGGAAACTCGAAGGCGTGACGTGAGCGACCACGAGACGGAGCGATTCCTGTCGGGGTCCGGGCTCGCCAAGCTCTTCGGCGGACCGATCCCGCACAAGGTCTTCGAGTTCGAGGGGTGCGGCGAGCGCTTCAAGGGCGTGCGCTGGGCGTTGCGTGCGCCCTCGGCGATGGACCAGCAGGTTGCGATCTCCGAGGCGAAGAAGTTCCTCGAGGGGCTCGCCTGGCGCGTGGACGAGCTGCAGCTCGGGGAGCTCGGCGGCTCGGCGATCGAGCTTGCGAGCAAGGCGTTCATTCTTGCCAAGTCCCTCGTCTGTCCCGACCAACCCGACGCGCTCTTCGCGAAGGATGGACGGGAGGTGCTCCATCGCCTTCAGCCCGACGAGATCGCCGTCCTGTTCGACCTCCTCGTCGAGTACCAGCAGGAGCGCTCGCCCTTGTCCTCCGGGGCCCTGACCGTGGCCAAGATCGACGAGGTTCTCGACGACCTGGGAAAAGGGCTACTGCCAGCGAGGTGGTGGAGGTCCTACGGATCCGCCACGCTGGCGCGATTCACGCTGCGAGCGGCCGACCGGCTTGCCTCGCAGATGAGTCTCAGGTCCTCGCCGTCCACCTCGCTGCCGAACTCGGAGAGCGATGGCTCCGACGGG